GAGAGGTACAACGTGGCATACAATAAAAATATTAATATAGGTCCAAATAATGTAGTCAATATAAGTGGTTCTTTAATTACACTTACTGGTTCACTATATGGCTCACAAGTTTCTGGAACTACGGCACAATTCACTTCTTTTACTGCTTCTAACTTCAAATTAGAAAACGATTTATATGTTAGTGGTGGTTTAACTGTTGCTAAATATATTGAAATGCTCCCAGTTGGAGCAGAAGTGTTACCAACTAATCAAACAGCTAGTTATCTTTATACTTCTGGCTCAACAAACGATCTGTATGTTACACAATATCAGCCAATAACTAATCTTAAAAATGTAACTCGCTTTCGTTGGTTAGAAGGTGCATTAAGCACAGGTCTACTACACGGTGGTATCCTATCGACTGTTAACGGAACAACAACTTTTAATTTAACTGATGGCACAGGTATTATTGTTAATTTCAACGCTTCAACCGGATCAGAACCATATCCTACAATTAGTATTGTTAACTGGACCGCTTCTGTTAGTCAGTCGCTTTTTAAAGTTACTTCTTCACAAATAACCTATGTTTCAATCGCTGGCGACGGCGAAGTATTACAAAGTAACATTCCACCAACACCAGCACAGTTTAAAGACAGAGTTTATCTTGGTAGAGTATTACACCAAAGTGGTTCAGTGACAAATGGTGCCACTAATACACCTGTTACTGCATATGGTGTAACATCAAATAATGCAGATTTTATTCGTGCTATTGGCCCCTTGAAGATCAATGGTCACTTTCTTGCTGCAAGTGGTTCAAGTCTATCGCTAACAATGAGTGCTGGTGATTCTTATGTTGAGGGTAGAAATTATACTACAAATCCAAATATACCAAATCTTGTATTAGCTGCAGATGATCCGGCTGTAACAGTTTCTAAAATATATCGCCAACATATAAGTGGTGGCGTGCCTGTTATTAATACCGGCATAGCAAATGCTGGCTATACTGTTGTTGATCCAGCACAATATCAAAATGGAAATGGACAGTTAGCAGCAGTTGGCAATGGCGAGTTTAGTGTTCAGCGAGTTTTTTGGTTTCCTAAAGCAGTGAATCGTGCTTTCTTTGTATACTATGGTCAAGCAAAATATGCAAACTTAGATGATGCAATTGCCGGTATAAATACTGAAAATTTTATAGAAGCTGATAATACAAGAGGCTCTGGAATATTAATTGGTTTCCTTGTTATGAGAGGTAACGTTACCAATTTTGATACTTCATCTACTGCAAGAATATATCAGGCTGGTATTTTTAGAGGTGGTGCAGGTGGTGGAGGTGGTGGTTCTACCGGTGCCACAACATTACCAGCTGGTTCAAGTTCTTATGTTCAGTTTAATGATAATGGTGCTTTCGGCGCCGACTCTAATTTTACTTTTGATAGAATAACAAACGCATTAACTGTTGCTGGAACAGGCAGCTTTGGTGCGTTAACAACATCTGGTCCATCAATATTGGCAGCTATAACAGCTAGTGCAATTACTTCTTCCGGAACAATAACTTGCTTAAGTCTTGTAGAAACTTCAACAAGAAGAATCAAAAAAGATATTTACTCTATGCAAAGTCAGATAGAAAATATCAAAAAATTAAATCCTGTTAATTATGTAAGAATCTTAGATAATAAGCAAGAATATGGATTTATAGCAGAAGAATTAAAAGAAGTATATCCAGAGTTTGTTATTGGAGATGGTGTCAACTATCCTAAAATGGTTAGTATACTTGTTAGTGCAGTTCAAGAACTAACACAAAAAATAGAAAAACAACAAGATGAAATTGAACTAATTAAAAACAAGAAGAAAACCACTAGAGGTAAAAAATAATGGCTCAATTACAAACAACAAGTATAACTGGCTCTTTAACTACTACAGGAGACTTGGCAGTAAATGGTGGAGACATTACTTCAACTGCAGCCATATTAAATATAAATGCTAGTGGCACTGTTAGAGTGCAAGATAATTTAGTTGTAACTGGCACATTGTCATCAAGCGGTAAGATAACAACTGCGGACGATTTAATTGTTAATGGCGGGGTCTTAGAATCCTTCGCCACCAATTTCACTCTACTTTCTCTTCCTACTACCGTAGATTTTGCAAATTCGGCTACTGATTTATATTTAGGTTTAAATGCAACAGATGTTAGAATTGGTGATCAGATCGGTAAAACTGGGACTACTACAATTTATAACGATTTGGTCGCCGCTAGCGGAGATAGCACTTTTTTTAGATCTGGTGGCGGTTCTTCTGTTATTACTATTAGTGGCTCCGGAGTTGTTGGAAGCGGTCTACAAATCCAAAGCGGACCAGCCAAATACAGTTTTATTAATTTTTCAAATAGCCTCGGATTTAAAATTACCGATGCTGACGAACTTGGAATAACCGTTGTAAACGGAGGTGTTCTTGAAGCGCTGCAAGGAATTAAGTTCGATGTTACAGGTGAAGTATTAAGCGATTACGAAGAAGGAACTTGGACACCTGTTTTTAGTGGTTCAACGACAGCTGGTAGTTATGTTTATACTACACAAACAGGAAGATATACAAAATTAGGAAATATGGCTTATATTTCGTGTATTGTTGATATATCCAGTATAAACACTAGTGCTACAGGAAGTATGAGAATCGCCGGTTTACCCTTCAATGTTGCCGACACTCCAGCTGGAAATGAATTTTTTATGTCAGCTGTCTGGCAAGGCTTTACAAATTCAGCAACAAATATTTTTGCTGCAGCAGCAGACGCTGGAAACTGGATTGATTTGCATATTCAAACACTTAGCACGTCAACAAACTCGTTTGCGAATATTTTATCACCAGACGACGTCGGCACTGGCGGTATAAGATTCACAGGTTTTTATAGAACAGTATAAGGAGTAAAAAATGGCATTAACAGAAAGAAAAATAATAGATCTAATTGAAGTTTTAGAAACTGGACATTTACAAATTCGTGAAGCAAATCTTGTTGAGCGCGACGGAGTTGTTATCGCAAGAACATTTCATAGATATGTAATTGCTCCTGGCGAAGATGTTAGTGATAAAGAACAAAAAATTCAAAATATCGCAGCAGCAGCTTGGGCATCATAGATATAAAAATTTAGCTAACAAATACAAAATATTAGTATATATAACAACAATGATCTTAGGTTTGGATATATCAACTTCTTGCACCGGAATAACTATTCTTGATTATTCTGGTGCTGTTGTTTTAAATACCTGTTGGAAATTTAAAGAAGATGATATGATCGATAAGCTCGAAAGAGCAAAAAAAGAAATAAAAGACTTAAAGAAAACCTATCCAATAACAGAAGTTTTTATTGAAGAAAGCTTACAAGCATTTCGTCCAGGTTTTTCATCTGCTAAAACTATTCTAACGCTAGCCAAGTTCAATGGTATTTTATCTTGGATGATTTATGAACAAATGTCAATTAAGCCACAATATGTTGGCTCTACAACAGCTAGAAAGCTATGCGGTATAACTATCACCAAAGGAACACCAGCGAAAAAGATCGTGATGGATTGGCTTATAGCTGCCAATCACAAATGGTTTGTGCCAGAACACAAGAAAAATAGTTTAAATATAAAAGACCATTTTTATGATATGGCAGATAGTTATGTTATAGCACTTGCTGGATTAAAACTAATCAATCAAAAGCTTAAAGTTTAATAAACAATTTGCCTTAAAACATACTATTTAAGTTAAATCTTTAAAATGGAGTTACATTAATGTCAATTTATAATCACGTTCAAGCTGGCTTATCAAACGTGGGCTCTTATCAGGCTTCTGGTATACGTTGGGCAAGTTCCTCAATAGTAGTCCCAGTTAGTAGCAGTGCTCCTTTGGAAGTTAGTTTTCCACAAGTTACTAAAAATATCATTGTAAAAAATGTATCTGCAGTAAGTGGCACTTTAAGAGTAGGATTTAGCGCTAATGGTGTTGCAAGTGGAAGCAACTTTTTCTTACTTGACCGTGGTGAAAGTTTTGCAGCAGATATAAGAGTATCAAGATTGTATTTACTTAGCAATAATGGAACACCAGTTAACGCTTCAATCATTGCTGGCTTAACAAATATCACAGCTGCCGATTTACCAAACAATTGGTCAGGTTCAGCAGGAGTAGGCTGAAATGAGCTTTAATGATGGCTTTTCTACAAAAGGTATAGCAACACCACCAGTTGCGCCAGTTAGTGGTAATGCACTTGTATATGATGGCACTAATTGGGTTGCTGGCACTGTTTCTGGTGGTGGTGGAACAGGAGATATTACTTCTGTAACAGCCGGAACCAATTTAACAGGTGGCGGAACAAGTGGAGATGTAACTGTTTCACTTAATACAAGTGTTACGGGCTTAACTAATTTACAGGCAACCTCTATAACCGGTTCGTTTAGTGGAAACTTAAATGGCACAGCAAGTTTTGCTACAAATGCTGCATCTGCTTCTTCAACTGTATACAGGAGAGAATGGCACGTTTCAACTGGTAGTGGAAATGATATTACCGGTAATGGAACATTATTAAGTCCATACAGAACACTTGGTGCTGCTATAACTGCAGCTTCAGCGCAAGGTGGCGACCAAATTGTTTTACATCCAGGCACTTTTATTGAAGATGTAACAATGGGTAAAATTAATACTACGATTTGTGCCGCACAAGGTTCAAATGGTGGAGAAGTTAATATCTCAGGAACAATGACTGTTTCTCAGTCTATTGCGCCCAACTCTTCTATAAGATTGTTCGGTATTGCTGTTAGTAATTTGATTCATGATGGAACGGGAAGTTTATATCTAGAAAATTGTAAAGTAAATAACACATTTACAAAAGCAACAACTGCTTATTTTCAAGCAACCAGTTGCGATTTTAATAAAGATATCTTAATCGTAAGTGGTGGTACTACTTCTTTCCAAGGCGGAAATCAATCAGCAAGCGGTTCTAGCTTTATAATAAATAATCCTGGTGCCATAGTGCTTGTTAGAGATAGTATTACTACTTGTTCTCCTATTGTTGTTTCTGGAACACTGGGAATAAATGATTGTGCTGTTACCGCTACTAGCAGTGGCGGTCCCGCAATAACCTCATTAGCACCCGGCACCGGCAGTATAGTCATAATGGTTGACTCAACAACAGTAGATATTAGTGGTTCATCGACCAAAGTTGCAATAGGTGGCCTCTTTTCCTATTCAAATTCAGTATTTAACAAAACTGCTTCAACATTAGGCGCCAATTTACCTTCAATCGCTGATTTTGATATAGTTAGAGTAAATACTATAACCGGTTCAACAGCTTTATTTACTACAGTTACAGGTTCAACTGTTACAGGTTCAACTGCCAGATTTACGGTAGTAACTGGTTCAACTGTAACCGGTTCGACAGCCTTGTTTACGACAATAACTGGTTCAACTGTTACTGGTTCAACGGCTTTGTTTACTACAATTACCGGCTCAACTGTTACGGGTTCAATAGCAAGATTTACAACGATAACTGGTTCAAATATAGAATATATTGCAGCAGTATCAGGAAATTGGTCTGGAACAGCACCAACAACTATAAAAGATGCTATTGATAGATTAGCTGCACGATTATTTACTATTTCTGGTTCTATTCCTTGATCTTGACACTCGTTTGATCCTGTGCTACTCTGTGGGAGTATGTCAGAATCACAAAAAACGCAAATATTGGTTAGTATTTTAGGAAACCCCCTCCGTCAAGGAGGGGAGTTTCTTTTTTATTGTCCAAAATGTAAAAACGAAAAGAAAAAACTAAGCTGTAACATTAAAAAGAATTGTTTTAAGTGCTGGATTTGTGACTACAAAGGCACCAACCTTAAACGCCTTGTTAGAAGGTTTGGTGACTTTTCACAAAAACATCAGTGGGAAACATTAACTGGTGAAGTAGAGATTAACCAGTCATTGACGGATATTCTTTTCCCACAGAAAAAAGAAGAACAATATAGGATCACTTTACCAAAAGAATTTATTTCTTTGGCGAATAAAGTTCTACCATTCTCTTCTAGAGATCCAATGAAATATCTTCATGAGCGTGGTCTAGAAAAAGAAGATATTGTTAGGTGGAAAATTGGCTATTGTAAAGAAGGAGAATACAAGAACAGAGTTGTTGTGCCTTCTTTTAATCGTGATGGCTTTTGTAATTACTTTGTAGCACGTTCTTACACTGGTGAAAAGCCAAACTATAAAAATCCAGCTGTAAGTAAAGATATTGTTTTTAATGAGCTATTTGTCGATTGGACAAGCGATTTAATACTTGTTGAAGGTGCTTTTGATGCCATTAAAGCTGGTAATGCAATCCCAATATTGGGTTCTTCTTTGCGAGAAGACTCCAAGCTTTTTCAAGAAATTGTAAAACACGATACGCCAATATATGTTGCTCTTGATCCAGATGTTGAAAGAAAAGCAATGTATCTTATTCGTAGTTTAATGTCGTATGATGTAGAGCTATACAAGATTGACGTTACAGGCTATAAAGATGTAGGTGAAATGTCGACTCTTGAATTCTCACGTCGCAAAAAAAGAGCTACATTAATGACACAAGATTCGTTCATCACAAAAGCTTTTAATCTAGTTGGCTGATAGTTGAACTGCCCGTCTTATAAAAGAAAGTTTAAAAGAAGGAATAAATATGAAATTAATTCACATTTCTGATACACACATAAAATTACTGCGCGACCACAATCATTATCTTAAAATCTTTGATAAAATCTATCAAACAATAAAAGAAGAAAAGCCAGATGCTATTATTCATTGTGGCGATCTGTTTCATAACAAAACAAATCTAACTCCCGAAGCCATTCAGGTAGCGGGAGATTTTCTTAATAATCTTGCTAATCTGGCACCAACATATCTAATAGCAGGAAACCACGATCTAAACCTTAAAAATGGTAGCAGACTTGATTCTATAACGCCAGTTGTTGATTTCCTAAAAAATCCTAATCTACATTATATCAAAAAGGCCCAAGAAGTCGATATTGGAAACAATATCGTTCTTAATGCACTTGTTATCAATGATTGCCAGAATTGGCAGAAGATTAGTGATACTTCAAAAGTTAATATAGCTTTATATCACGGTTCTGTATCTGGTGTCGAAACAGATGCTGGTTATGTGATGGAACACGGTGATCACGACATTTCAATTTTTGAAGGCTTTGATTATGTCTTGGCTGGCGATATTCATAAAACAAACCAATCTTTAGATAAAGAAGGTCGTGCCAGGTATTGCGGCTCAACAATCCAGCAAAATTTTGGTGAGACAAACGATAAAGGTTTTCTTATCTGGGATATTAAAGATAAGGAAGATTTTTCAGTCAAACATATCTCAATTTCTCATCCTTCTCCTTTTATAACCATAGAGCTTACGGAAGAAGGTGATATACCAGCAGAACTAACCATCCCAGAACGCGCCAAGCTTCGTCTGGTGTCCAATAGCTATGTTTCCGTGCAAGTGCTTAAGAAAGCTGTTGACATTGCCAAAACCCGTTTTAAACCGGATTCTGTAACAATTCAAAATAAACCTGGAAAACGAGTTAGTGTTGAAGACTTTGCAAAAGAAAATGAACACGAAAATCTTCGTGACTTAGCTGTGCAAGAAAAGTTCATTATAGAATATCTAAAAGATTATAAGCCTAGCGATGCTGTGCTGACTAAAATATTTGAATTCAATAAAAAATATAATGCAGTAGCAGAACAAACAGACGATATTGCTAGAAATGTTAATTGGAAATTTCGAAAAGTCGAATGGAACAACCTTTTTAACTATGGCTTAGACAATTCTATTGATTTTACAAAAGTCAAAGGTATTCTTGGAATATTTGGTAAGAATTACTCTGGCAAATCATCTATTATTGATTCTGCTCTTTGGACAGTCTTTAATTCAATCTCAAAGAATGTAAGAAAAAATGTCGATATTATTAACCAAAATCGTTTAGAAGCTATTGGTAAAGCAGAGATTGAAATAGACAACAAGATATATACAATAGAACGCCAAGCTACAAAGTATAATAAAAAGCTTTATGGTGAAGAAACAGTTGAAGCCAAGACTGTTTTGGATTTTTCTGTGGTAGATAATGTCACAAATATTAAAGAAAGCTTAAATGGCTTAGACCGCAACGAGACGGACGCAAATATCCGTCGTATTTTCGGCTCCATAGATGATTTTCTTTTAACTTCTATGACTAGTCAGGTTGGTTCGTTGGCTTTTATTAATGAAGGTTCTACCAAAAGAAAAGAAATCCTTGGTAAGTTTCTTGACCTAGAACATTTCGATAAGAAATTCAAACTAGCTAAAGATGAAACCTCTCTCTTGAAAGGTGCGATCAAACGCCTTGAAGGTAAGGATTTTGATGCCGAGATCTCTAAAGCCTTAACAGATATTATTGATAACGAGATTCAAACCGAAAGAAATAAAGTTAAATGTGCTTCTCTCAAAGAAATTCTAGGTAATCTACAATTACAACTTTCAGAGTTAAAATCAAAGGTTGCTTGTGGTCCAAAGCAAGAATTTATCGACCTCGAAAAAGTTGTTGATAGTATTAAAGTAAAAAATGCAAATATCGAGCAGTTAATAAACAAGAATAATACCTTCTTAAAGGATGTTGAGAAGCATCAAGAAGTGCTTGGGCAACTTAAAGAATCAATTGAAAAATATGATTTTGAAAACCTAAGCAACAACAAGAAAGCCTTAGAAGAGCTTAATAAAAAAGCTATGCTGCTTGAATCTGCTGTGCAAATGCTGCAGAAACAAAAGAAAGAGCAACAAAAGAAAATTGCCATCTTGGATAATGTTCCTTGTGGAGATACTTTCCTATCCTGCAAATTTCTAGTTGATGCTGCTAAAGAACGAGATTTAATTCCAGAAACACAGCAAAAACTTTTAGATAGCGAAGCCTTGTTGAAGGAAGTTGAAGAAAAGATTAAGCTTGACGAAACTCAAAAGCATATAAACAAACTTGAGCAGCTAAAGACAAATCTGCATATTGTCGATAAGGAGATCTCTGACTTCAATCTTAAAATTGAAAAAAATAAGAACGAGATCAATTCTTGTAATCAACAACTAGCAGATCTACAAATACTAGAAAAAACTTATCACGATAACGAAGCTTGGATGAATCAGTTGCTTGAAATTAAAGCAGAACAAAAAGTTGCAAATGAGAAAGTAATCCTAGCACAAATAACTCTAGAAGCTTGCGATAATGATAGCAAAAATCTATATCGCGAACACGGTTCTTTGGTGAATAAAAAACAAACCCTAGAATGCGAGAAGGTGGAACTGGCAAATTTGCGTGATGAATTTCTTGCTTATGATTTGTTCCTCAAGTCAATGCATAGTAATGGTATTGTTTACGATATTATTAAGAAAAAACTTCCTATCATTAACCAAGAGATAGCAAAAATTCTTACTAATATTGTTAATTTTGAAATCTTTTTCGAAGATGATGGAAAAAAACTAGACATTTATATTCGTCATCCAAAATACGATCCAAGACCAATTGAACTTGGTTCTGGAGCAGAGAAAAGTATGGCGGCTATAGCTATTCGTTTGGCTCTTATTAAAGTAAGCAATATGCCGAAATGTAATCTATGTATATTAGACGAGCCAGCGACAGCTTTGGATGAAGAAAGTATGGAAGGATTCATTCGAATCTTGGAAATGTTAAAGGCAGAATTTGATCTAGTAATACTAATTTCCCATTTGCCAGAACTCAAAGATATCGCTGACAATCAAATCGTCATTGACAATAAAGAAGGGTTTGCATACGTAAAAATATGATTACATTCTTTAGAGGTTTTAGTATGACTCACGAAACAAAACAAAAGATAAAAAATGCTTTTTTAGACAGAGGTTTAAATAAATTAATTAGCAGAAAACTGTTGGTATGGCTTGTTGCAACTGCTGGAGTTCCAATGGATTATATCACTGGTGAAGAATGGATACAGATTAGTATGGTTTATATAGGTTCTCAAGCTGCAATGGATTTCATTTTGAATTATGTTAGAGCCAAGAATGGAACACAACAATGAGATATCAAGATAAACAAAAAAAAGTTTTATTATTTAAAATACTTTGGGCTGTAATAATGTTGCTGCTGGTTGTGTTTTTAGCATATGCAATAAACGATACTCTTAAACAAAGACAATATAACCGAACATTAAGTCAAAAGTTTGAAAGTATGATGAACAATCATCAAATAGATATACTCAATCTAAATGAGGATATTGGACTAGCAGACTCTCAACTAATCACTCAACAGCTTCTAAATGAACAATATAAGCGTTCTTTAGACAAAAAAGATCAAGAATTTGAAAAGATGAGAAAAAAATATGGTCTTGATATAAAAAGTCGCGATGATACCATCGCCAAATTAAAAGGAATCTCGACTGGCGGCACCACAGTTGTATCTGGCAAGTGTAATGAAGGCAGCACAGAAGCTACTGTAATATCATATGAATGGCAAGATAATCTTAAAAGATTTAAGCTAAAAGACCCAGACATATTCCAGAATAATAACGAAACTTTTACTTATGAGCAAAATATAAAAGTAACAGGCGAGATATTTGCAGATAAGACCGGCAATATTAGAGCCAGAAAAGTTGAACTAAAAGAAGTGTGGGGCAACAATAATAAACAAGTTACAGATTCTAATATCAAATTGGTGTCAAGTGATTTTGTTTATGTTAACGAAAAAGAAGAAACAGCTAAATCGTTTGTAGATATCTTTACATTTAGACCAGTTGCAACTTTTGATGTAGCATTAATGCCCGGTGTTGGTGTTGAAGTATTGAACTTGGGAAAACTGTTACAGTATGTTAATGTCGGTGTTTATACAAAGCTATCTGCAGATCTTAGCGATCCATTTAATGGTAGCTTGCAGAAATCACGCATTGGTGTTGGTTTGGATTATCATTTTATACCACCGATTCTAAAAACAAATTTCGCACTTGGCACAGCCATAAACTTTCCATTTGATAAATTAGACAGTCCGGTTTTAACAATAGATGCGATTTTATATTTAACAGAGGATTTAAATCCTTTTGCGGAGAAAAAGTGAGTCAACCAAAAAAGAACATTGAGTATATTGGTAAGCTAGAACAAGCAATAAAAAAGCAATATGGTGAAGAAGCTATAGCAAATCCAAGACAATATTGGACACCAGAAAAAGAAGTAACTTACCAAGAACAAATTAAAGAAAATGCACAAAAGGTCTTTAATAATGAAGAAAACGAAGATAAAATAGAAAAAGATGGTTTTTTAATTTCAAAAAAACTAGTTAACAAGAAGAACAGTAAAAAATGTCATATTTGTGATAAGTATTTACTTACTACCGAAGATGAGATGTATCTGTTAAAATTTGAATGTTGTTCTACTTGTTACGTGCAATATGTAGAAGACAGACAGGAGAGATGGAATAATGGATGGCGACCTACAAAAAGTAAGTGAAGCAATAACTAAATTAATAGCTGATTTACAACTTTCATTGCGTGATTCGGAAAAATTCGATAAAGGCAATGTGTCAGCTGGTGTTCGCGTGCGCAAAAAAGCACAAGAAGCCATTAAACAATTAAAAGATATCCGAAAACTAGTATCAGATACAAAAGATTCTAGAAAATCTGACGAGGAGTGACTTTATATGGCATCTATATCTGTTGAAGAATTGGTCAGAGGCATCAAACAAGCTGCAGCTAACGCTTATGACGGTGCATCTGATAAAGATGGTAAGCCAGTCAAAGCTGGTCTTGAAAGAGAAATGGATTTAATCGATCCAAGAACTTTACGAACTATTGATGGTTTTACTGTTAAGGTTTGTTCTTCTAACACGCTTTGTGTAACATATCATTTACAAATGATGGCAAGACACAAACTAGCAGCTTTGGAAAATAAGTTGCAAGAAGAGATCGAAGAGCGTATCAAGGAAATAGTTGTCTATCTTAAAAAAGAATTTAAGAATATAACTGGCTCAACATTGAATCTAAAAATGAAAGGCGAAGTCACTTACGAAGTCGAAGCAGTTTCGATGGTGCGCACCAACTTAAAGGGTGTATGTAACTACGAAATTAGTTCAGTAGAAGATCCAAGAGAAGAAAAAGATAGCTTAAGAGATGATACAGAAAAAGAAACCAACAAGTTCTTGGCTGTTGGTAAAGACAAATATACTGGTGTCAAAAAACCTCAAAATGATTCACGAAAAAAAGAAAAAGAGGAAGATAAAAAATGAAAATTACTGAATCTCGCTTAAAGCAAATTATCAAAGAAGAGATGGAAGCTTTAGCTATGGCTTCACAAGCTCCACAAATGGAAGCAGCTGCACCAGATATGTTTGGGGAGCCAGACGAAGAAGGTGGCATGGCAAGAGGTGAGCTATATAAAATAGCTAAATATGGTCAAGAAACTCGCGAGATGTTAAGAGACGATGACCAACTTCCAGCTTGGGTTCAATCAAAGATTACAAAATGTGCTGCTATGATGGGCGATGTTAAACACTTCTTAGAAGGCCAAATGGCTGAACAAAGTGATGAAATGGCGCCAGAACAAGAAGACGATTTGAGTGATGATGAAGATCTAGAAGAGATGATTCAATCAGCTCTTGAAGAAGTTCTTAAGAGTAAAAAAAAATTAAAGTGAATCCCTGGGCAATTTGCACAACACAAGTTGGCAGAGAAAACAAAGATAAATATGAGAGTTGTGTAATGAGTGTTAAAGAAAAACACGGTATAAAGAAATAAACTCCCAAAATTAAGCTAGAAACCCAACTATTTAAAATGGTTGGGTTTTTTATTTTATGGCATACAAACTAACAAAAGAAGCAGTCAAAGAAGAAATTCGCAAATGCGGAAATGATCCAATTTATTTCCTTAAGAATTATGTAAAGATTACTCACCCTCTTAAGGGGCAAATACCTTTTACTACTTTTGATTATCAAGACGCTCTTCTAAGCGATTTCAATGATCATCGTTTTAATGTCATTTTAAAAGCTCGTCAGCTTGGTATCTCAACTATTGTTGCAGGTTATGCAACTTGGTTGATGTTATTCCGTCGTGAAAAAGCAGTTCTTGTATTGGCAACCAAGTTTAAGACAGCTGCCAACTTAGCTGTCAAAGTAAAAAAGATGATGAAAAGCGTCCCGGACTGGCTTCGGATTGCTGAAATCACTGTTGATAATCAAACTTCATTTGAATTATCAAATGGTTCAACTATAAAAGCATCCACAACTTCAAAAGGCGACGCTGGTCGTTCTGAAGCACTTTCTCTTTTAATCATCGACGAAGCTGCCCACGTTGAAAATATGGAAGATTTATGGACCGGTATCTTCCCAACAATATCAACCGGTGGTCGTTGTATTGCATTGAGCACACCAAATGGTGTTGGTAATTGGTTTTATAAGACCTATAGTGACGCCGAAAACCAATCAAATAATTTCCATCCAATTACATTGCCTTGGCACGTTCATCCGGACAATACTCCTGAATGGTTCCAAGAACAAACAAAGAGTATGTCACGACGTGACATTGCACAAGAGTATGAGTGCAGCTTTAACATGTCTGGTGAGACAGTAATAAACCCAGACAACATGGAAGGTATCAAGAAAAACATAATTGAACCAAAATATCGAACAGGATTTGATAGAAATTATTGGATATGGGAGGAACCACAAAATGGTTCTTCCTATATGCTTGTTGCTGACGTAGCAAGAGGTGATGGTGGAGATAACTCAGTATTCCATGTTATAAAAATAGAAACAATGGAACAAGTAGCCGAGTATCAGGGAAAACCAACTCTAGATATGTTTTCGTCAATGTTAAATTCAGTAGGCAGAGAATATCTTAATTGTCTTCTGGTTGTTGAAAATAACAACGTTGGCTATAACGTATTAGAAAAACTAATAGAAATGGAATATCCATCTTTATATTTTTCAGTTAAGTCTACACACGAATACGTTGAACAACAAAATGCTGAGTTTCAAACAAATACTGTTCCTGGTTTTTCTACAACTTCAAAAACACGCCCACTGATTATTGCAAAAATGGAAGAGTTTGTTAGAAATAAATTAATTAATATTAAATCTGGAAGACTATTTCAAGAGTTTGAAACATTTGTGTGGAACAATGGTCGACCAGAAGCAATGCGTGGATATCACGATGATTTGGTTATGTCTCTTGCGATCTGTTGCTGGGTTCGTGACACTGCTTTGTCTGCTAATAAAAGAGAATCAGCCTATACAAAAGCCATATTAGGGTCTATTATGAAGGCCAATTCCAGAATGAGCACATTGATATCGGGTCAAGATAATTATAAAAAGAATCAAACACTGGATCCATTTGCAGAAGACGAAAAACAAAAATATAGAGACTTTTTGTGGCTAATAAAAGGATAAAATAAATGGCATATAATAATACAAAATCTAGAAACAATAGTAAAAACTCTGAGTCGACTTTATTCAAGAGACTCACTAAATTGCTTTCTGGACCAATTGTTAACAAGCGTTCTCAATTCTATAGACAAGAAAAAAGAAAAGACTTAGACAAATACAGTTTCCAATCTGCTTCTGGTAAAGAATTCCAGAAATCCGATTACAATCCATTTGAGCACATTCACTCAAGTATGATGAAGAATCATAATCGTGGTGAACGCTATGCAGAATTTGATCAGATGGAATTCACACCAGAAATAGCCTCTGCAATGGACATTTATGCTGATGAAATGACAACTTGGAGCCAGCTCCAAAAGATGTTACGAATTGACTGCGATAATGAAGAAATTAAAAATATTTTAAACAATCTTTATCACAATATTTTAAATGTTGAATTCAACTTGTTTGGTTGGTGTCGTAACATGTGTAAATATGGCGACTTCTTTCTTTATATGGATATCGATGAAGAACTTGGCATTAAAAATGTGGTAGGACTTCCTTCACACGAAGTTGAAAGAATGGAAGGTGAAGATCCAACCAATCCAAATTATGTCCAATATCAATGGAATACCGGTGGTATGACATTTGAGAATTGGCAAGTAGCACATTTTCGTATTCTAGGTAATGACAGATATGCGCCATATGGAACTTCTGTTTTAGAACCTGCTCGTCGAATCTGGCGACAACTAACTCTAATCGAAGATGCAATGATGGCATATCGTATTGTGCGTTCACCAGAACGGCGGGTGTTTTATATTGACGTCGGTAATATAGACCCAAGTGATGTAGAACAATACATGCAAAAGATCGTTACCACTATGAAACGAAATCAGGTGATTGACGACAAAACAGGACGTGTAGATCTACGTTATAATCCAATGAGTATAGAAGAAGATTACTTCTTGCCGGTTCGCGGCTCTACTTCTAATACAAAGATTGAGAGTTTACCTGGTGGCACATATACTGGCGACATTGAAGATGTTAAATATCTCAGAGATAAATTGTTCTCAGCATTAAAAGTCCCACAATCATACTTGGCAAGAGGTGAAGGTGGTGAAGAAGATAAGACGACACTTTCTCAAAAAGATGTAAGATTCGCAAGAACAATCCAAAGACTACAACGCTCTGTTGTAACAGAGTTAGAAAAGATCGGTATTATCCATCTTTATGTTCTTGGTTATCGTGGCGATGATCTTTTGGGTCATAAAATCACACTTAACAATCCATCCAAGATTGCCGAATTGCAAGAGTTGGAACATTGGAAAACCAAATTTGATGTTGCTGGTGCAGCCACTGAGAATTTCTTCAGTAAACGATGGTTGTCCAAGAATCTATTCGGAATGAGTGAAGAAGACTTCCTACGAAATCAGCGTGAGCTGTTTTATGATCGCAAAGTTGCAACAATGTTAGACAGAGAAGCTGAAAATGTTGAAGATACCGGTGGTTCCAGTGGTGCTGCTGGTGGTGGAGAAAGTTTAGCTGATTTTGCACCAGATGAAGGTGGAGAAACGACAGATGAAACGCCACCAGAAGGCGAAGAAGAAGCTGGTCTTGAAACTGGTGCAGAAACTGGCGAAACACCACCAGAAGGCGATACAGGAGGTTCTGAAGGGGCAGGTGGACCACTATTGGTTACACCGCCAGCAAGACGCGATGATTCACAGATTAAAACTGTTAAGTTTGAAGCAAATGACGGCACAACCACCACAACAGCTTCAAAAGGCAAAGAGTATAAACCAGAGCAATACGATAAAAGAACCGGTCGTAAGCAACATATGAATTCTATGGGTAATACCAACTTAGCTTCGAACACAACTAGAAATATCTTTAAAGGCTATTCTGATTTAAAGAGTCTGGTAAAGGTTCCTTTTGAAGAAAGTATTGCGCAACAATCGTCTATATATAATAAACAAGAAGAAAAGCTTATTTTAGAAAACGATAAAAGATTTAAAGACTTAATTACTGAATTGGAGAAGAAAGATGCAAGCAAAAAGCAAAACAAAGCATAATAAGAGGCGCAACACTTCGTTTCTTTATGAAAGTTTGATTAAAGAATTAACACGCTGTATCGTCAACAAAGATGATGTAACAAGAAATAAAATAATCAATATTTGTAAAACTTATTTTGCAAGTAATCTGCCTCTTCAAAAAGAATTGCAACTATACTCTGTATTAAACGAGAGCGATAACTTGGATCCGCGATTTGCAACAAGACTAGTTCAGGAAGTCGCAAGACTGCATTCTGAACTTGATCAGAAAGAAATATTTGCCGAGCAAACAAAGCTAATCAATACTATCAATAAACAGCTAACACAAAACGTGTTTAGTAATTTTCTGCCAGATTATAAAAATATGGCAACAATCTATCAGTTGTTTAGTCAGAATACTCCCATAAAAGAGCGTATTTTACTTGAGCAAACTGTAGTAGAAACACTGGTAGCAAGAAGTGAAGAAAAAGTAACAAGCAAGAATATGCAGTCTGTTGATAATATTGTTTATAATACTTTTGCAAAGAAATTCAACGAGAAGTATGGCAACAATTTACTAAAAGAACAAAAAGAGCTTTTATCTCACTATGTTATGTCTGGTGCCGATGAAGGTCTTGGTCTTAAAGTTTATCTTAATGACGAGATTGGTAGATTAAGAAACAAAATCAGTGAAGTTCTTAAAACAGACGAATTCAAACAAAATGCTTTTCTATCTGAAAAAACAAACAAGTTGTTTGATAAACTAGATGAATTCAAAAAAAGACCAGTTGATCACGCGATGCTAACAGAAGTCTTAAAAATTCAAGATTTTATTAATGAGGCAACCAAATAATGGCTATTACTGTTAAAGTTGGTGACACAGAACAAGAGTTACCAGCCGAACCACAAGCTGCACAGCCAGTAGTTACTCCTCCAAAAGTGGAGGGTAAACTTGGCGCCAACTTGAATATTCGTAGAACATTAGATGGAAATTATTACATCTATGATCATCACTATATTGACATTATTTTAATGCCACAAAAGATGAAAATCTTAACACTGCCATACTCTGAAAGTAGCAAGCTATCTTTTAGTGATCTTGTTTATTCAACACAAGACAAGTTTTTTGATTTCTTGGCAAGAAGAGGAATCATAGCGCCAGAGTCAATTAAAGGTGGTAATATATTTGGTTCTTTAGAGGCGACCATATTAAAACCAAAAGATGTTGGCTTTCCTGTTGATCAACTAGTGCTTCTTAATATTGCTAGCTGGATTGATGAACAAAGACCAGCACTAGAATTCGATAAGAAATACGAAGAAGAATTCGACAGTAGACTTACAGATCCAGAAGATGAAGAGTCTACTGAACTTGGTGAAGTTCCACAAGAAAAGGAAAAAGGTTCAATACCTAAGAATCAAAGCAGAAGATACCTGGGCGGTTGGTGGTGATAAATATTGGCATATTTATATTAATAGCTTACGGAATAACTCAGATATTATGTTATGGCAAAATATTTGATAAAATAAGACCTAAAACTGGCTTTTTTGGTGAGTTATTTAAATGTAGTATGTGTACCGGATTTTGGACCGGACTTGCTCTTTGGTGTATTAAGCCATTAACAAATTTATATTCTTTTGATAATTCTATTGTCACTGGTTTATTACTAGGATGTTTAAGCTCTGGCACATCCTATTTACTAGATAAGATAGTCTCTGATGAGGGGATTAGGTTTTCGAAGGAGTAAATATGAATTCGTTAGTTACAATCAAATGGTTCCTACCTGTATGCCGCAGGTGCTGCAAAGGGAGCCAGAAGGCGCAGCTTGCCGCTGCGTTTTTTTAATTTATAAAGATAAAATACATAAATTAACGAATTTGGCATAAATTCGACTATTTATTTTTGACCAGCTTAAACGGGAGTATTACTGTGGCAATAAAACATCAAGATATCAAGAATCTAGTTATGCAAGAATTGTTGAACGAGTCTATCAACAACGAAGGGGTAACTGATTGGCTAAGAGCACAAAGCAGTAAAGCCCTTTCAGGCGTAGGTAAAGCACTTACAGGCGCTGGTGAAAAACTCAAACCTGGTGATCCACAAATTGCTAAAAAATTAGAAAAAGTTGGCGACTTTTTGCAAATGGCCCAAAGGGATAAAGATATCACTCAGCTCATAATGCAAACCGATCTTGGTAAAAAAGTGTTTTCTAGCCAAGAAAAATCTTTAGAAGAGGCGCTTGGTCAAGATTTCGTCAAAATGATGAAAGACAAAAAGGTCACTCCACAAGAAGTAGAAGCATTTGTTGCTGCAATGAATAAAAATAAAAAAGCAAAACAAATGTTAGATGGTTTGGGTTTGGATATTGAAGTCAGTGATCAAGATATCGAAGCAGGTAAAGGACAAGGTGCTGCTGACACAGCACAAACTCAAGCACAACCAAACCAAGCACAGCCGGGTCAAACTCCCAGTCAACAAGAGAAACCTGTTGATGTAAAACCGCCACAACAGGTACCAATTTTTAAAGCAACGCCAGATAGTAAGGGTGATGTGCTTTCAATGAAATTGAAGCCACTATTGACCAAATCTAATATTAAAGATGCCGATTTATTGTTAAAGCAGTATCTAAAGATGATTAGTAATCAATTAAAAGCCAATGGCATAAAACTTATGGAAGCCAAAGGTGACAATCTCGCTTCTCAGTTATCTGGATTTACATCACAGAACGCCACCGGACTAAAGAAGGGTGTAGCAGGCCCAATTGCTCCTGGTACTGCCGGAACAGCCGCTAATGTTCAAAAAGGATCAGTAGATTTATTTGGCCCTGCCGTATTGTTGTTAAAACAAGGCGGCTTAGATCAAAAAATGGCTGTTACATTAGCGAAACAAATAAGAGATTTAACAAGTAAGCATCTTCAAAAATATGGTGTTAATATACCAGAAAAAGCTTTACGAGTTCCAAAAACACAACAGCCTGAAAAGTCAGCTGCCACTAACCCCGCGACACAACAACCGCAGAAAAAAGAAATGGGTAACATTAAGAGTGGCGAACAACCCGGCGCCGGTTTTGCTGCAAAAGGATTTGATGATAATCAGAAAAAACAATTAGTAAGAACACTTGCATCACAAGGCTTTAAAGCAGAACAAGTTACAAAAGTTGTTAACACGTTTTCTGATTGGTTAAAAAATAGATCAAACCAGCAGACACAACAAATAAAAGAAGGTGCAGGTTCTGCACAAGTAAGAGAATTAGTCGCACAATTTGCAAAAGAAACTAATCTTGGGATGGATGAAAAATTAAGAACCTCTTTGGTAAATGCGGCAATAAAAATATTTGGTAGCCCCACTCAACAAGCAGGACCAGTTAGAGCAAACACATCTGCTACTGCAGGTAAAATGCCAGATATTAGCCAAGCTGCCAAAACAATGGGTGCCGGTGCTGCACAGAAGGAACCAGCACAAAAAGATGCAGAAGTGGCAGCAAGTATGGCTGGTGAAAAAAATCCAAATCCATCAGCTAATGTGTCAAGAACACAAAGTTCCACTATTCCACAACCAGCCGAACCAATTAAATTTACACCACCTGTTGAAGATTCAACCGGTAATCCTATCAGTAAAGCACCAGCTAAAGCTGCACCAGCTGCACCAGCCAAAGCTGCACCAGCTGCACCAGCCAAAGCTGCACCAGCTGCACCACCACAAGCACCGATATCAGATAAGTATAAAGTCGGTCTTTCAGATCAACAAATGAAGAGTGTTGCAACAAAAGCAGCAAAAGCTTTTAAAACCCCAGAAGAAGCACAAGCTGTTGCAACAGAATTTTCTGATTGGCTAAAAGAAAAAGCATCTGTAAAAACTATGCAAGAACTAAAAAGTTTTTTGAAAGAAGCCACAGAAGATGAATTAACCTTGCTTTTTAATCAATTCTTAAGAGAAAAAAATAAAACACTAACACCACGACAAAAAAGAGGTTTATTAAGTGCTTTTTCTTCAGCTGAACAAACCCCAGCTGAATCACCACAAACTTCACCAGAAGGACAAAAAGGTATCGCTAGTAGCGAAACTGGTGGTGAAGAAAAGAAAGATGAAAAGGAAGTAAAACAATCTAGTCACCCTATTATTGCTAAATTTAAAAAAGCAATAGATCTATTAAACAAGATAAATCCAAATGATTTAAACGGCTTTATCAAAACAGCGAATGAGATGGTTGAAACAGGGCAGCCAGCTGAATATATTACTCCGACCAACGAACCACTCAATATTAATGGTTTTATGGATTTAATTGAAGCTTTTCTCACCATTGGCGTCAACGTCGCTGTCACCGCCGCTTTAACAGCCGTTGAAAAACCCGATACACCTGATTCAAAAATTATTGAATTTTATCAAACTTTAAAAGCATTAGAAGAAGTTATTAACTCTATGCAGAACGATTTGAATGGGGAAGGCATATTTGCTGGTAAATTTAAGATAAAAATACCAATATATGGTCAAAAACAGGGCGATCATCATAAGGTCTTTGGCGTTGTCGGCGGGCTCGATGCGCCTAACAATGGTATCGTTGGCTCTAGAAATGTTTTTAAGCAATTTAATAAAGAATATAAACTTGCCAATGTGATGTTAGGTCAAGTTAAGCCAGAAATTGCAAAAGCATTAGGCACCACCGTGAAAGAATCAGTAAAAAGAAACGAATCACTTAAAAGAATTCTTATGGAAGAAATCTTTAATCTTCTAACAGGTAAAACAAAATGAGCAAATATATTTTAAGAGAGTTTTATCAGCTTTGTGAAGGTGGCAAGTGCGAAGACTTGCTAACTGAAGCTGAAAAGCTAATGGTCCGTGAAAATAAAGCTGTTTTTTTAACTGGCGTTTTGCAAAGAGCAGATGCTTTAAACGGTAATGGTCGAGTTTACCCAAGAAAAACACTTGCAAGAGAAATAGAAAATTATAAAAACACTATAGCGCAAAATAGAGCCATAGGAGAACTAGATCATCCTGATGATAGTGTTATAAATCTTAAAAATGTTTCTCATATGGTGTCAGATGTTTGGTGGAATGGTGACGATGTTATGGGAAAAATAAAAGTGCTTGACACTCCATCTGGTAATATATTAAAAGCCCTTATAAGTAACGGCGTTACATTGGGTATTTCCTCAAGAGCATTAGGCTCAGTGCATGAATCACAAGGAAAAACAATTGTTGAAGAGGACTTACAATTAATCTGTTTTGATATTGTTAGTGAACCATCAACAAAAGGTGCATTCCTTGGGTTAAGTGAATCAAAAAAATCACCACAACTAACAAAAAGTGATAAACTAGTTCGTATGATTGGTGATATACTGGATCAATAAGAAAGAAGGTCTTATGAAAAAAAGTGATTTAAAAGAAATAATCAATCCGATTGTAAGAGAATGTGTTAACGAGAACATACAAGCTATTTTATTAGAAAGTGGCTTGCTATCCCAAGTTATTAGTGAAGTAGTAAAAGGTTTAAAGCCTACACTTACAGAAAATAAAATACCAACACAACAACGACTTCAAGAAGTTCAAGAAGTTCAAGAAGAGCAAGAAGACGATGAAAAAGATCGTATGAGACAGATATTAAAAAAATCTCAAGTTAGAAATGTTAACCACTCTAACAAACAATTGTTAGACAATATAGGAAGAAGTGCTTATAAAGGGGTTAACATTTTTGAAGGAATTGGTGATACTATACCAGATGAACCAGCACCAGCTGGTTTAGGAAATGCTTTAGCAGGAATTGCGCCAGATGATTCCGGTGTTGATATATCGAATTTGTTTGACTCAAGAATTGCAAAAGCTTTAATGAAAGGCAAGTGAGATGACAGTAGTTAAGGTAGGACGCGATGAAAGCGTCGAAGCTGCCATTAGAAAATTTATCAATAAGATAAAGAAAAGTGGCAAGTTTGAAGAGTTACGAGAAAGAGAATATTTTAAAAAACCTTCGGTCAAAAGGAATGAAGAAAAACGCAGAAGAAAGAGGGTGTTGAAGAAGCTTCGTGATGAAAAAGCTTCGGACAAAGATTGACCGTCTTTGACACCCTTGTTAGAGTCCTAAATAAAGTTAAATGAAATGTGGCAGAAATGCCACATTTTGTTTTGTCGACGTCAACTTTTTTAAATGTTGTATTTTGACACAACTAATTAATCTTTTTAAAACTTTTTTAAACTATTTATATACAATCAGCATATTTGATTATACCTCGTATAATCTGTGTGCTCAAACTTTATTTAGGAGATTATAATATGAAAAAAGGTTTAGCAGTATTTAGTGGCTCCGCAGTAGTCCACAAACTTATGCAAGACGGCACCGTTCAATTCGGTTCCGGCTCAAATTTAGCTTCAGTAGTAATCAGTGGTTCATTAACAGCTTCAGCCAACAGTGTTGAAGTTGGTAATGTCGGTGGTGCATTCACAAACCACACACTAGGTGGCATCTTAGTTGAATTAAAGAACAGTGGTTCAGCAAGTAGTGGTTCACTTAAGAGCTACATCGATGCACAAGACATTGTAGTTGGTAATGCAGCTGCAGCAGCATTGGGTGCCTACACGGTATCAAATGACGCTGCTCTAGCAACAGAAACAGCAGCACGTATTGCTGGTGACACATCAGTAAGAAACGACCTATCAGCTGCTTTGACAGCATCCGCTACCGCCGCAAGCTCTTCTTTGGAAGGCGTCCGTGTTGATTTACAAGAAAAAATTGATCTATTGGCCGGTGCAGACCTAAGTGGCACACTAAGCTCAATAGCAGACATTAAGAGCTTCCTTGATGGCGAAGCTGGTGGTGTTGCAGGTATTCTTGATGGTTTCAGTGACCTTTCAATTGCCGTCAATGCAATCAGTGGTGCATTAACACAAGAAATTATTGACCGCGCAGCTGATGTTGATGCAGAACAGCAAAGAGCAGAAGGTGTTGAAGAAGATCTACAAGATCAAATCAACAGCCTAACCACAGGTTCAACACAAGCTGTTGATAATCTCAGAGCTGATTTTAATACTTACACCGGTTCAGCTAATGGTCGTTTAGATACACTTGAAAGTGATCTAGCAGACGAAATTACCCGTGCAACAGGCGCAGAAGCAACACTAACAAGTGATCTTGCTGCAGAAGTTATCCGTGCAACAGGTGCTGAATCTGTATTAACAGCAGATCTAGCTGCAGAAGTTATTCGTGCAACTGCTGCAGAAGACGCTCTCGGTGTTCGCATCGATGGTGTTGAAGCAGACCTAGTAACAGAACAAGAACGTGCAGAAGCTGCAGAAGTAGAACTTGCAAGTGATATTGCCGAAGTCGCTTCAGACTTGGCAGCTGAAATAACAAACCGTATTGCTGACGTTGACGCCGAGCAAGACCGTGCAGAAGCAGCTGAACTTGTATTGACACAAGCTGTTGCTGCTGAAGTTGTAAGAGCAGAGCTTGCAGAAGCTGGCTTACAATCAGCCATCAACACTGAAAAAGACAGAATTGACGCAATTCTATCTGGTTCAACAGTTGATCTTGATCAATTCAAAGAAGTTGTTGATTTTGTTAATAGCATTGATACAACAAATCAAAATGCGCTAATCAGCTCAATTACTGCCGTTAATACTACAGCAAGTCAAATGCGCGCTGATTTCAGCGAGTATACTTCATCAAACGATGCTGCATTGGCCGCAGAAGTTAGCCGCGCAACTGGTGTTGAAGCTGGTCTTCAATCCCAAATTGATGCATCAGCATTTACTGTTAATGGTTTGAGTGTTTCCGCCAAGACCGGTTCATTCACAATCGTTACTGGTTCTAGCAATAACCTGTCAATCGTTAATAGCGGTTCACAAGTTAAAGTTGATCTAAACAATTCAGTAACCTTGGCTGGTGCTCTAAGTGCCAACACACTCACAGCTAGTGCTGGCCTAAGTGTTGTTGGTGGTGCTTCAGTTGCAGGTGATATGAAAGTATCACAAGGTGCAATGTCTGTCAAGATGACCCGTGAACAAGCAGTTGCTCGCGGTCCTGGTGAAGATGGCGATATGTTCTATTGCACTAGTGCAACAGACGATCCAGCTAGTGCTTTCCCACGCGGTAAAGCTTGGTACTTCAAACAAAATGGTGATTGGTTCGATGCACCATTTTACGGTGAAGAGTGAGTTTTAAACTGATTTAAGTTAGTTTAGGAAGGGACCGGAAACGGTCCTTTCTTTTTTTACTTAAATATGGCTTTTTTTGTGATATAGCTATATTTATAGTATGATAGAGGTTAAAAATGGCCAAAGGTCTTGCCGTCCATAAAGGCACCACGGTAGTTCACAAAATGCTAGATAATGGAACCGTTAGTTTTAGCGGTTCTGTTGCTATTACAGGCACTATATTGCCTAATGGTGACGGCATTACTGATTCTGGTCGCACAGATGCACGATGGAAAAATATTTATGCCCTGCAAACAACAGTTGGCGCTATTTTTGAGTATGGTCTTTCAACACCATCTATAGCTAAATATCCAGATGGCACTGTTGTTGTCTGGGGTGAAAATGGTTTAGAGCCATGTATTAAAGAAGAAGATAATTTAGTTATGGGAGTCACCAAAGATAGCAAAAGCGAACCAGTTGTTTTTGGTGCTGAAGGTGTTTTGGTAACTGGAACTGTAAAGCGCGGCGATTTTATTTGCACAAGCAGTATATTTGGCCACGGTATGGTTGTTAAGAAAAAGAAATGGGGTATTTTTAATAAAGATTTGTCTGGTGTAATAATCGGACAAGCCCTTGAAGATGCCGATGGAAGTTCAAATTTAATAAAATGTATGATAAATAAGTCCTAAATGGCATTTTATCAGTTCGTGATACTAGTTATATTGAAATTCTATTTTTATTTATTGATTTTGGGAGATGATAATGTCAAAATTGTTGGAAGAAGCTATTATCGATGCTAAAGCTCTTAAAGAAGCTGCATTAAAAAGTGCCCAAGAAGCTATTCTTGAAAAATATACACCAGAAGTTAAAAAAGCAATTGAAAGTATGCTTTTAGAACAAGATGATCCACTTGCAGACCCAGATCTAGATTCACTAACTGGTGATGCACCAGCTGATCCAGCTGCCGGAACACTAAATGGACAAATACCAATGGGCGCTACAAACGGTATGAATCTTTGTCCTTGCCCAGATAAAGAAATAGAAATCGATTTTGCTGATTTGCAAAAAGCTATGTCATCTGTTGATACTCAAACGGGTATGACAAATGATATGTCAAATCCTTTAGCTGCCCCATTAACTCCTGCACCAGAACAAGGTCCAGTTGCACCAGACGTTAATGCTAATATGGCTCCAGAAGTTCCTCCAATGCCTCCAGAAGAAGAAGAGGAAGAAACTCCTGTGATGGAAGAAGAAATAGAATTAAGTGAAGAGTTTATTAACAGTCTCTTAGAAGACGAAGATTTATTCCAAGAAGCAATATGGGAAGAAGAACTGTCACCGGGTCAAAAGAAATTAGATGTTGCCGAACCAAAAGGTAAATTAACATCTGCTGATTTTGCTGCTCTACGTGCCAAAGGTAAAAATAAAGATAAAGACCTAGAAGAAGATGCTCGTTACCAACCATCACAAGATAGCACAGAAGCTATTAAAGACAGAATGAATCCAAAAGAAAAAGCTCGTATTGCAGCAAATCTAGCGGCTGCTATAAGAGATAAAAAGCTTCAAGAAAGCAAAACAGCTTCTTCTAACCAAACTCTTCTTTTAATAGAAAAGTCTTCACAACTACTTCAAGAGCACAAAAAAGCTCAAGTTAAAAACAAACTTCTTACAGAAGAAAATGCAAGATTGTTTAAAGAACATTCAGAAATGAAAGCAACTGCATTAACCTTATCTAAGCGTCTAGAAGAAATGAATCTTCAAAACGCTAAGTTATATTACAAGAATCAAGCACTAGGTAGCGTCTCCTTGAATGAGCGACAAAAAAATAATATTGTCGAAGCTATTTCGAAAGCTGGTTCTGTTGACAAAGTTAAAATTATATTCGAAACACTTCAAAGCGCAGTGGGTTCTGGCAATAAATTTGTTAGAGAACCAAAATCACTAAGCGAAGCTGTAACTCGTAATGAGGGTTTTAACATTCGTCTCAGAGAGAAAGAACAACCTGTTGAAAATTCAGCCGTTGAAAGATGGCAAAAAATCGCAGGCATCAAGAAATAGTATTTATTTAATTAATTCATTTAAGGAGAATTACAATGTCAATTTTAAAGCGTTTAACAGAAAATATCGTTGACCGCGACCTTTCAAAAGAAGGTTCCGCTCTTCGTGCAAAATGGGAAAAAACCGGTCTACTAGAAGGTCTTCGTGACGAAGCCCAAAAAAATGGTATGGCTGTTCTATTAGAAAACCAAGCCAAACAACTACTAAAAGAAAGTAGTTCAATGAGTGCTGGTGACGTCGAAGGCTTCGCAGCTGTTGCCTTTCCAATCGTTCGTCGTGTATTCGGTTCACTCATTGCTAACGAACTAGTTTCAGTTCAACCAATGAGCCTACCAAGCGGTCTAATCTTCTTCCTCGACTTTAAAGTCAGTGGAAGCCGTTTAGGTTCAACCGCTGGTGATTCAGTATTTGGTGGTGGCCGTTTGGCTAGCCAAATCACATCAGGTGTTGATTTAACTGGTGCAAATCTAGAAAAATCATTCTACAGCTTAAACAATGGTTATAGCTCACCAACTGGTTCAAATACTGCTTCATTAGCTTCCGCTACATTCGTCGCTGGCGGCAATGCAGTTGGCGCTGATCCAGTCCTTGATCGCGCTCTACGTTTTGATCCAGATCTAGTTTCAGGTTCTGACGCCGTCGTTGTTGTTGTTGTCCCAGTTGCTTCATTAGAACTAGGTGGTAACGTTCTTAACAGAAGCAATCTAGTTGCAGTTAAAGTTACAACAGCTGTTAGCAATGGTACGCAAATTCGTCGTTTAACCGCTAAAGCTATCTCTACCGGTGCTGACGCTGTTGGCGATACCTACACTCATTTACGCTTGGTCTTTAAAGCCAACAGTCCTGCTGTTTTGGGTGCTTTGTTGACCGAATTGACGACTGGCACCAAAGCAGTCACCTTCCCAATTGATGATAATTTGGGCGGCGGCAACGGTCTAGGTTCAATCCGTGCCACGGCACAATGGGCTCTAGAAGGTACTGCTGATATTCCAGAAATCGACGTCAAAATCGATTCAGTTTCAGTCAGTGCAAAAACGAAGAAACTAAAAGTCAAGTGGACGCCAGAACTCGGTCAAGATCTAAATGCTTACCACAACCTCGATGCCGAAGTTGAACTTACAAGCATCATGAGCGAGCACATTGCTCTAGAAATCGACCAAGAAATCCTTGAAGATCTAATCAAGGGTGCAACTGCTGGTGTTTATCACTGGTCACGTCGTCCAGGTCGCTTCCTAAACAAAGTAACTGGCGCGCCCATCAGTGCCCTTCCTAACGAAGGTCTACTTGGTGCCGACTTTACCGGTAACGTTTCAATGTGGTATGAAACCCTTCTTGAAACCGTTAATGACCTATCAGCACAAATCCACCGCAAAACATTGCGTGGTGGTGCTAACTTCATCGTAACTTCACCAGAAGTTGCTAGCATTCTAGAAATGACTGCTGGCTTCCGTGCTTCTGGCGTTGTTCCTGATGAAGCCAAAGGTACAGCCGGTGCTGTTAAAGTTGGTTCACTTAGTAAGAAATGGGATGTTATGGTTGACCCATACTTCCCACGCAACTTGCTGCTAGTTGGTCGTCGTGGTACACAATTCTTGGAAAGTGGCTATGTCTACGCTCCATATGTTCCACTCCAAGTCACGCCAACCATCTTTGGTACTGAAGATTTCGTACCACGTAAGGGTGTTATGACTCGTTACGCCAAGAAGATGGTACGTCCTGACATGTTTGGTCTAGTTGTTTGCCAAGATCTTTTGGGCTGAGTTAAATAATACTGCTTTTCGAAGCGGTGTTAAATGAGAAGACCCACCGAAAGGTGGGTTTTTTCTTTTCTTTGTCACAACACTTATATAAGTTTTAAATTTGTTATCGTCGACAAAGCTATAGTTTCAAGCTATTTATACAAAACCAAATTTACCTGGGAGGTAATACCAATGTTTTTTTATAGTGAACCAGAACAATATTCCGCCACGTCGACAATCGTAGTTCCATTACATTTAACTTCTAGCTTTAATAGCTTAAATTTTCCATCTACTTGTATTGGAACCAGTAGTTTGTTAAGTGTTTATGTATCGGCAGCAGAATTAGCCGGTGCAACAGTTGAAATAGTATCGGTTGGAGATGATTCTGATCAATTTGATCAAACACCTTTAAGCTTTGCTTTAACGGGCGGCGTAACAAGTCAACTAATTGATATTACTTTTACACCAACAAGTTGGGGTCTTAAAACAGCAAATCTTATACTAAGTGCCAGTAATGGTAGTGTTATAAATGTTTCAATGCAAGGTATGGCAGCTGCTGTGCCATTGATATTAACATCAAGCGTTAATTCGCTTTCATTTGGAACAACAACCGTAAATACAACCAGTTCTATGAATGTTGTTATTTCTGCTGGTGGTTTCACTAGCGTTAAAGAAACTGTAACTTTAAGTGATGATTCAAATCAATTTAGTTTCTCCCCAGCTAGTTTTGAGCTAACGGGTAGTGGAACAAGTAAAACAGTTGCAGTGACTTATTCACCAACTATAACCGGCTCAGTAACCGGAACATTGACCTTGAGTTCCAGTGGCGGTAATACTAAATTAATTAGTCTTGGTGGTTCTGGCTTGGCGCCAGCACAAACAGACATATATTCTGCAAGTGTCAGCCTTTTATTAAAAGGTGATGGTATCAACAATAGTAGAAGTATTATTGATAGTAGCGTAAACAATTATGCTATAACTGCGGTAGGTGATACAAAAATAAGCACTAGTAGTAGCAGAAATGGTGGTAGTAGTATTTATTTTGACGGAGCTAGTGACATATGCACTACGCCAGACAATAATGCTTTTACCTTTACTGGTGATTTTACTATTGAATCTTGGATACGTCCAGTTGTTAATAAAGCACAGACAGTTGTCTCACATTGGTATAATGGAGTATCAACTCTGTGTTCTTTTGGCTTACAATTAAATTCTGTAGGTGCTGTTAACTTCTCATATGGAATAGGAACTTCTAACGTTGCAATTGCAAGTACAGCTGGAGCGGTTGTTCCTAATCAGTGGACACATGTTGCTGTGGCGCGGGCCGGAACAAGTCTGAAACTATTTATTAATGGACAAGTCGTTGCAACTAAGGTAGCTTCAGGTGCATTCAATAACTGTCCAAACGTTCTCACTGTTGGCGCTTATAATGGTGATTGGTATAATGGATACATTGAAGACTTGCGGCTTACAAAGGGTGTTGCTAGATACACCACGAATTTTACACCGCCAGTTGATATGTGATTTATATTATAAACCCGCCTGAAATATGGCGGGTTTCTTATTTTGATTAATACATATATAGTAACTATTTATTAATAAAATAGGAGTTTTAATCTTATGGCACTTCCAGTCCTCGCCCCAAAAAGTCAAATAAGCGCAATTACGCTGCCAGCACTGGGAACTTTCTCAAGAGTTACTGCCAGTTTGCCATTTGGTGTATATGCTAGTAACACTGATTTTATTACAGGGGCTTCTGATCAAGTTGCTTTTACTTATAAAATGCTTGGTGGCGATGTTTTAGACATTGAACTAACTGAACAAAATGTTTATGCAGCTTATGAAGTAGCAGTTCTTGAGTATAGCTACATCCTCAATGTGCATCAATCAAGAAATGTGATGGCTAGCGCACTAGGATCGCCTACAGGCACTTTTAACAGCGACGGTGAACTAGTTAGTGGCAGTTTATTCTCGTCGAGCCTGAACGGTTCTAGACCGGAATTAATGCTTCCTTCTTTTGATATTGGATATGCAAGAGAAGTAATGACAAAAACTTCTGAAGTTGTTTCTGTCGGTGGAAATCTAACTGTATTCTCAGCTTCAGTCCCGGTTAATTCAGAACAACAAGACTATGACTTGCAAGATGGCATACTAAGTCAAAGCTTGGTTCCAGGAAGTCCTTTTGCTGGCTTAATAACAAACAAAGTAGAAGTTAAAAAAGTTTATTATAAGTCACCAAGAGCAATGTGGAGATTTTATGGCTATTATGGTGGCATTAATACTGTAGGTAATTTAAGCACCTATGGACAATATGCGGACGATAGCACTTTCGAAGTTATTCCAGCTTGGCAAAATAAGATGCAAGCAATGGCCTATGAAGATAACATCTACACACGCATTTCTCATTATTCTTATGAAATAAGAAATAACAAACTAAGATTATTCCCTACACCTATGGCCAATGACCTTAAATTTATCTGGGTTGAGTTTGTTATTCCACAAGGCGCATATGATTATGGTGGCAGCAGTTCAACTGGTGTTAGTGGTTCTGCTTCAACAGGTGGCAACCGTTCTACTGGTGTTAATAATATGAACACTTTGCCGTTTGCAAATATTCCATATGAAAATATAAACTCTATTGGTAAACAATGGATAAGAAGATTTGCACTTTCTATCTGTAAAGAAATGCTTGGTCAAATCCGTGGTAAGTTTTCTACTGTTCCTATTCCTGGCGAAAGCGTAACCTTAAATGCTTCTGATTTATTATCACAAGCAAAAGAAGAAATGAACACTCTAAGAGAAGAAATGAAAACCATTCTAACAGAGATGACTTATGACAAACTTGCAGAACAAACTGCAGGCATAACAGACAGCACTCAGAAAATAATAGAGAAGTTCCCAATGGCAATATTTACTGGTTAGGAGATTAGAGTATGGCAAGAAAAAAAGACAGTAAATTTAATAAGTGGCAACAACCTAGTAATCCTCCTCCTCCAATGTTTCTTGGAGAGAAGGAAAGAGATCTAGTTAAGCAAGTCAATGACGAAATAATAGAACGCGTCATTGGTCAAACTCTTCTTTATTTTCCTATTAGTTATGTGCATACCAATTTTCACCCTGTTTATGGTGAAGCAATAGAGAAAAACTTTTTACCTCCTGTAAGAGTCCACGCTCTTGTTAAATTTGATGGTATTGAAACAGCAACAGATACTTTTGGTCTAGATAAAAAGACTAAGGTAACTGTTAATTTCCATAAACGAAGATTAAACCAAGATCAAAATTTATTTGTTCGTGAAGGTGACTTTATATTTTATGGTGGTCGTTTTTATGAAATAATGACTGCAAATATTCCAAGACAATTATTTGGTCAAGCAGAACATCGATTTGAAATTCAATCAACTTGCACCTCCGCAAGAGCTGGCTTATTTGAATATCCAGCCGAAATAGATCAAGTATTAGAAGTTTTCCGCGAACTTACCGAAAATGGTCAGGTAGTGAATATGGGTGATGTTGTAGAAGGGTGCAGAGGTGTAATAAATAAAATTAATGCTTCTAATAATTCTTTGCAGCTTGCGCAATTCATTGATTATAATGAGAATCCACAAAGTTACAAAGGTTGTATCATTTATCTTACCGCTCTTGGAGATTTTCAACCTCCACCATTTCAAATGGCAAATAAATTTTATTATAATGAAGAAGGTTTATGGTATACATCTCCATTCGCATTTGAAATATTTGAAGATGGACCATTTGGTAACGGCATCACACAAATAACGGAGTAATAAATGACAACTCAAAAAGAAGGTGATGGTAAGTTTCCATTAGATCCATCAAAAATAGAAAATATTGATTTGGCTGTTTATAAATGGCTAGATGAAGTCATGAATCTGTATGCAACCACAAATCGTGGATGGGCTAAGACGCCAGTTATTTGGGTTTCTGGAGAAAGATCTTTTCAGATTAAAAACAAAAAAGAACTTCGTCAAAACGACGGTAGTTTTATATTACCCGTGATCACTTTAAAAAGAACCGCTATAAGCAAAGACTTAAAGACAAAAGGAATATTTCCAGGAAACGTTGTTCCTAATCTATTCGCAGAAGATTATTTGATTGTAAAAGAAATTAATCAAGATAAATCTACCAACTTCGCAAATGCAGATTCGCAAAAAAAAGTTAAACAACCTAATTTTAAAAGAGAAAATAAAAAAGTTGTTTATGGCTTTAAGTCAATTAAGATGCCAGTTCAAGCAAACTTTGAATACGAGATTCACTTACGAACAGAATACCAGCAACAAATGAACGAGTTGGTGCAACCTTTTATCACTAATACCGGTGCTGGTAACTATTTTATTATTGAGAATGAAGGACATAGATACGAAGCTTTTTTGGATGCTTCATATTCTCTAGAAAATAATGGTGACAAACTAGAACAAGAAGAAAGAATGTTTAAAACAATAATAAAATTAAATGTTACAGGACATATGGTAAATGCAGGCGCAAATGAATTAAACACAAATATAGTTTATAGAGAAAACGCTGTTGAAGTTAAAATTCCAAGAGAATATACAATGACCAATTTTGATTTAGCTAGCAAAAAGAAACAGTGAATGTGGCTGCTTTTGATCATAAACAGCACTATTTATTTTAGAAAAGTTAAATTTTGAGGAGATCCCAGTAATGACTGCTAAAAGATTCAAGTTTATATCCCCAGGCGTTCAAATTAATGAAATTGATCGCTCCGTAATTACGACCACCGAAGGCGATATCGGTCCAGTTGTTGTTGGTAGATTCCAACGTGGCCCAGGAATGGTTCCCGTAACAGTAGCAAACTATGTTGATTTTGATGGTGCTTTTGGTCCACCAACCAGAGGCGTAGTAAATTCTACTAGAAGCGATGTTTGGAGAACTGGTCAACAACAATCACCAACTTATGCTGCATATGCTGCCGAAGCTTGGTTAAAAAATTCAGCACCATTAACTGCTGTTCGCGTTTTGGGTGTGCAACATCCTAATGCGACAATAGACGAAGACGCTCAAGCCGGTTGGCAAGCCAAAAATGGTGCTTGGGGTATCTTTATGTCTCCAAGTGGTTCGACAGGTACCGGCTCGTTAGCAGCTGTTTTGTATCTCGCTACTGGCTCAGTGCAGTTAATTGGTCCTGCAGTTTCTAGCAGTGTGTTTGTTTCTGGTTCAAATCAATTTGTTACCAGCATTGGTAACGATTATGAATTCAGAATCGCCGTTAAAGATGGCGCTGGAGTCACAAAACTAGATACGGCTTTCAATTTAAACAAAAACAGTTCCAAATACATTCGCAAAGTTCTTAACACAAACCCTGTTATGACTAACAGCACTATTATCCCAACGAGTGCTTTGAAAACTTATTGGCTCGGCGAAACTTTCGAAACTTTCTTGAAAGGTGTAGTTGTAAGCGGTAGTGCTGGTAATGTTTTTGCTTGTGTTGCACCATTGAAAAATGGCTCAATAGATATGGGTAGTAATCTTGGTGTTCAAGCTCAACCAGCAAAAACTGGTTGGATTATCTCACAGGATTTAAACGCTGTTACTTCAAGCTTCTCAGCCTCACAAATGCCAAAACTATTCCGCTTTTCCACTTTGGGTGGTGAACAAGGTGATAGTAGTGGTGAATGGGAACAAAAAAATGTTAAGGTTTCAATCGAAGATATAAAAGCTTCTAATAACTCCTTTAACAAATATGGTTCCTTTACTGTTAAAGTCCGTAACATTGTGGACGGAGATAAAAAACAAGAAGTATTAGAAACATTCACAAATGTAAATCTTGATCCAACTTCACAAAATTATATTGCAAGAATGATAGGCGACAAAAAAACCATTTGGGACGCTGATCAACAAAAGCATAAGTCTGTTGGCTCATTTGATAACATCTCAAGTTATATTCGTGTAGAAATGGACTTGCTATTAGAACAAGGCGCTCTTGATCCTGAATTGCTTCCATTCGGCTTCTTTAGTTCACCAAGACTTGTATCTGCATTATCAAATGGAACTTCAACCGCACTATTCAGTGGCTCAGTAAATACAAACGGTGCAAACGTAACTGCATCCTTCCTGTTCCCAACAATGCCGATGGTTGTTACCGCTTCACTCAGAGGTGAAAAATCATACTTTGGTGTTGATACCAAGAACGATACTGGCAGATTATTTAATGAAGATATCCTTGACTTGGTTCGCGCCAAGCCAGCTGGTTTAGATTCATATGAAGTTTCCGGTGCGTTAGTCAGTGTAGACCAATTGTTTACTCTTGACGATGTTAGTGGTTCTTCAGTTGCCACAAGCGCTGTTTGGGTTCCTGGTTCACGCTTAAGTGGTCTATCACTAACTGCACAAGCTTCAGGTTCTGCTAAACCTTATGTTGCTGCACTAGAAAAAATTAATAAATTTACTGTTTCATTATTTGGTGGTACAGACGGCTTACGCATAACAGAAAAAGATCCTCTTCGTAATACCTTCTTAACAGAAGATGATTCAGAAGGTAAATCAAACTATGCTGTCTACTCATTAAAAAGAGCATTAGATTCCGTTGTAGACCCAGAAGTTCTAGATATGAACTTGTTGGTAGTACCAGGTATTACAAATGGTGTAATAACCAATCGTGCTATTGAAGTTTGCGAAACTCGCGGCGACGCAATGGCTATCATTGATATACCAGGTGGCTATGTACCAGAAGCAGAAAATAGTAAAGTTGAACTTGAAAGAATTGGTTCTGTACAAGAAACAACTGCATTGATTCAAGCAAGAGACTTTAACACTAGCTATGGCTGCACTTATTATCCTTGGGTAAGAGTTAAAGACCAACGTGAAAATGGCGATCTTTGGATGCCACCTTCTGTTGTTGCACTTGGTACAATGGCTAGTTCACAAGAAGTATCAGCTGTTTGGTTTGCACCAGCAGGATTTAATCGTGGTGGGCTTGACCGTGGTTCTTCTGGTTTGAATGTTATTGAAGTTCGTGAAGTTCTAAAAGCAACTCAGCGTGATGACCTTTATGAAATCAATATCAATCCAATCGCCAGATTCCCATCAGAAGGAATTGTTATTTTTGGTCAAAAGACTCTACAAGCAACACCTTCTGCACTTGATAGAATCAATGTTCGCAGACTTGTTTTGTTCCTCAAAAAACAAATTTCAAGAATCGCATCAGGCTTGCTATTCGACCAAAATGTCAAAACAACTTGGCAACGTTTTATCAATCAAGTTAATCCACTTATGGATAGTGTAAAAGCTGGCAGTGGTATCGTTGATTATAAGGTTGTTCTTGATGAAACAACTACGACGCCTGATTTGATTGATAGAAACACCATGTATGCTAAAATCTTTATCAAACCAGCTTATGCAATCGAATTTATCGGTATCGATTTTGTTATAACAAATAGTGGTGCTTCTTTCGACGATCTTTGATAAATAAACAAGTTTATACTAATTAAATGTGATAATAGGAGAATTTTAAAATGAGTTTTTGGACAGACGGAAAAATAGAACCAAAAAGACAAAATCGTTGGATTGTTCAATTCGATGGTATTCATCAAGGCAATATGTATTTTGCCACAAAAGTTGGAAGACCAGAAATTGAAGTCTCCAGTAAAGAGCATAAATATCTTAATCACACATTTAATTATCCTGGACGTCCAACTTGGAAACCAGTTAGTTTAACAATGGTCGATGTTGCTGGTTCAGGTGCCAACGGTGAAGCAGGTAATGATAATGTTATGTTCAATCTCTTAGCCATTCTAAGTGATTCTGGCTATATTGTTCCGTCAAATGCTGGTGCTGGCGGTGACAATCAGTTGGGAACTATTGCTAAAAACAAAGCATCTACTGCTTTAGCTGGTGGTGATCCTGCAGCCGGTGCAGCCGCTAATGGTGTCCAAATAAAGATGGTTGACGCAAATGGCTTGGTAATAGAGCAATGGAATCTTAAAAATGCATTTATCACAGCTTTTAAACCATCAGAGCTTAGTTATGAAGGTGAAGATCTTGCTACAGTAGATATTACAATAACCTATGATTATTGTGAATATGGTACGGATGACACCAACGTAACATTGTTTAGACCAGGCACCTGATAGTTAGCCACTTAACAAAAGAAATTTATGGGTATACTATATTTAATGGTATACCCATTTTTCTTTTAGAGGTGCTAGATGAGAGATAATGAAGATAGATTAGGCGCATTAAACGTGGCAGATGCCCCTGTTTCGCAAATGCAAGTTCAAACAACACAGAATAGTTTATTAAGTTTTGTAAGTCCAACTGAATTTGTCGACTTACCATCAAAAGGACAGTTTTATCCAGAAGGTCATCCTCTTGTTGGTAAAGACAAACTTGAATTAAAGTTTATGACTGCAAAAGAAGAAGATATTCTTACTTCTCGCTCGCTTATTAAAAAAGGAGTTGCAGTTGATAGAATGTTAGAAAGCTTGATTGTTGATAAATCAATTAAAGTCGACAACATGTTATTAGGCGACAAAAATGCCTTGATAGTAGCTGCTAGAATTTCAGGATATGGTTCATCTTATAAAACAGCAATAAGTTGTCCAAATTGTGGCGTTAACGCTAAACACGAATTTGATTTAGAAAAGTTAGATCATCATGTTTGTGATTCAATGGAAGATCTTGGAGTTACAAAAACAAACAACAATACATTTACCTTTACTCTTCCAAGAACAAAAGCTTTGGTCGAAGTATGTCCTTTGTTCGGCAAAGACGAAACAGAACTTTCAGATCTGATAGAAAAGAAAAAGAAGCTTAACTTACCAGAAGAATCATCTACAACGCAGATGAAAGCTTATCTTGTGTCTGTTAATGGTGAAAAAAGCAAAGCTGTTATAAAGCAGTTTGTTGATAATCTACCTGCACTTGATGCCAGACAATTACGTTTAGTCTATCGTGAAATTATGCCAAATATAGATATGAAGCAAAACTTCGTATGTTCTTCATGTTCTTTCGAACAAGACATTGAGGTGCCCTTTACAGTGGACTTTTTTTGGCCTAAGTGATCATTACATTGAAAATGTTTATGAACAGTTTTTTCTTCTTAAATACCATGGTGGGTGGAGTTTCACAGAAGCCTATAACCTTCCAGTAAAAATAAGACTTTGGTTTCTTAATCGATTGGTAAAACAAAAACAAGACGAAAAAGAAGCTATAGAAAAAGCTAACAAAAAATGATTCGTATATGGGGCTATAATGGCCCTATATATTTTTGATAAAACTACTTAACAAAGGAGACTTCTTTAAATGTCTAATAAACCCATTTCTCTTGTTCTTGATTTAAATACTGCACATAATAAGCAGCTAAATGAAAGCTTTCTTCGTATATTTGGTGGTTTAATAAAAACTATGATGCAACGCATGTTTGGTATGCCGACGCCACCGATTACGATTCGTGGTACAGAACAACAGATTGATGCACTTAAAAATGCCTTATCTTATGAAAAGAAATATATGGTAGCTTTTCATTCATATGGGTTAGATAATCCACAAACTTATCGTTCAAAAGCTGAATTAGATAAAGCAACAGCTGCTTTTGAAAGAACTACTGGTCTTAAATGGCCATTTAAATAGAGGTCACTTTAAATGGTTGATATTAATGATGATAAGTTAAGAGCTAAATATGCACAAGATGTTGTAGCTTCCGAAGGTCGTATCAAAGATCTTAGAGAAGAACTGTTAGAGATAGACAAAGGGTCGACCGAAGAAGCAAGAAAACAACTTGAACTGATCAAGGAAGAACTTGCAATTGCTATCAAGACTAAAGAATTAGAGCAGATCGAATTAAAAAATAAACAACAGTTATCAACATTAACAGCCGAAGAGCTGGAACGTTTAAAACAAATATCTTCTGAATTAGAGGTACAACGTAAATCTTCAAAAGATAAAATTAAACAACAAGAAAAAATAATTAATTTATTAGAACAAGAAGATCGAGAAACAGTAAAGATTAAAAATAATATTCTTGGCGCAGTTAGCGCAGAAGAAATGAAATTAACGAGTCTAAGAAAGGTTTGGGACGTAACTCAGAAAATGAGTACTCAAGAAGCGCGAAGCACACTGTTAGCTAGATTGCAAGAAGTCGGCCTTGGAACTCTGGTATTAGCAGAGAAGTTTAATCAAGTAACTGCAGAACTAAATAAGGCTACAAATACTTCTGGAAAATATGATGATGTTATCACTAGTGTTATATCAAGTAATATTAGATTTGGAATAGGCATGGAAGAAGCTGCAAGAGCAATCCAGGATCTTAATTCAGAATTTTCATCGTTTTCTGGTATGAATGAGCAAACTCAAACCGATTTAACAGAATTTACTGCCAAAATGGATAAAGCCGGTATTTCTTCACAAACAACCAGCAAGTTTCTTAATATTGCTAGTTTGAGTATGGGCATGGGCGCAAAAGAAACAATGAAATATCAAAAGGAATTGTTTGCTTTTGCTAGAGCAAATAGTATTTCTACTAAAGCGATCAGTGATGGCTTGGCATCTGTTATGCCAAGACTAGCAGCATTTGGTAAACAAGGTCCAGAAATATTTAAAAATTTAGCATTTCAAGCTAAGTCGATGGGTGTTGAAATGGGTAAAGTGCTTGATGTAACTGAAAAATTCACAACATTTGAAGGTGCCGCCGAAGCTGCTGGTGAATTAAATTCTGTACTTGGTGGGAATTTGATTGATACTTTAGGTCTATTAAAAGCAGCTAATGAAGATCCAGTAGAAGCTACAAATATGCTAAGAAATGCATTACAATCAACTGGTAAAAGCTTTGACGAATTAACTGGTGCGCAAAGAAGAATGTTTGCTAGCATAATAGGCCAAGATCTAGAAACCACTGCAGGTTATTTCAAGCAAACATCAGAACAAGCTAAATCTGCAGCAGATGCCGAAAATACATTTAATGATGCTGTTGCATCCTTTATACCAATTGGTGAAAAATTAAAAAATCTTGTCAGTGCATTAGCACCGGCTTTCAAAGTTTTTTCCACTATTCTGGGCGGCGTTGTTGATGTATTAGCTGGCATAGCTTCAAATCCTATTGTTAGTTTTTTTATATCCGCAGTCGCTGCTGTCGCCGCCGCCGGTGCTAGTTTTGTAGCACTCAAAGGCATTTTTCTTACGTTCATTGGTACACTTGGTATGTTGAAAACAGCATTATTCGGTGCTTCGACGGCACTAAGTTCTACCGGCAACATACTACCAAAAATAGCTTCCAAAATTGGTGCAGGTGTAAGAACTTTTTTTACCTCTATAGGTCAAGGAATTGCTTCTCTAGGCGCAACCTTAACAGCAGCAGCACCACAAATATTTATCGGTATTGTTTTATTTGGTTTATTTAGTCTAGCCGTACTAATATTATCGGCTGGAGTTTATGTATTAGCAATGGCTTTTAAAATGGTTTTAGACGCTTTGGTTCCATTTGTACAAACCCTTATAGATGGTGGTAGTGCTTCTTTGACAGCAGCACTAGCTTTTGCGATATTGGCAGGTTCTTTTAGTCTTATGGCTGTCGGCTTATTGGCTTTAGGCACCGTTGGTTTGCTTGGAATAGCAGCTTTGTTAGTGCTTGTACCATTGGTTAGTTCTTTGGGCGACTCTTTTAAAAATATTGGTGAAGGTTTCGCTAATGCAAAATTGGGTATTGACAGCTTAATCGGTTTTGATACTTCTAAATTAGAAAACATAAAAGATAATTTATCGCTTATGGCGGATCAGATGGAAAGGTTGGCTAATGCTGCAATTGCTTTTTCATTAGCAATGGCAAATCCAGTTCTAATGCCAATTATGGCTACTGCACTGGCAACACAAGGGCAAACCGGTGCCGTATCGGCAATTAATAAAACTTCTGCTGGAACAAATACTGGCGGTTCTGCTGGTGGTCCAATAACTGCCAACATAACAATCGAAATGCCAATACAAATCGATGGTAAGCAAATAGAAAAGAAGATAGTGAAAAAGATAGTACAGCTAAAATATAACAACAACAATGAGCTATCAAATACTGAAGGTTCTACTAGTACTATAATCGGTGCCGGTACTCAGTAACATAGGAGACACTATAAATGGCGTTTTATGATAATGACATAACAGATAATCTTTCAGGTAAAGATTTCAGAAACGGTATTGGTTCTGCCAAAAACGGCGCTGTTATACAATTCTATCACGTTCCAACAATCAGGACATCTCTTAAGGTTGGTACAAACGATAGCCAAGCAACCTTCAAAGCTTTTCTTACAGAGTTTAAAGATAATTTTAAAGTTAACTGGAATGCAAAAGAAACCTTCGGAAGAATGGATGCAATCCAAACTTATAAAAATACTCAAAGAACTATTTCTGTAGCCTTTGATGTTCCATCTAATTCAACTGAAGAAGCGGATTTGAACTTCTTTGAACTTCAAAAATTGATAACTATGCAATATCCCGTGTATGAAACTGTTAATATAGCTACTCTTGCAAAACCACCACAAAGTATAGACCAGACTAACGAGGGTACATTCAGTATGGAAAGAGATATAGCTAACGCCGTCGCCGCTAGAGAAAATTCGGTCAGCTTTCAAACTGCTGCGGCAAAAGGAGAAACCGCCAGGTTTATGAGTTCTCCACCTCTTTTGTATATTAAATTTATGAACTGGATTGGCGAGATAAATTCAGAATATAACGCAGACAAATTTAATGATGTTGGTGATTCTTTGGTTGGTATCGTCAGCGAGGTAAACTTTGCCCCAGATCTGGACCAAGGCTTTCATTTCATACGTTCTAAACTGGTGCCTAAGCTTTTTACCGTTAATCTTAATATAACAGTTATTCATACCAGTGAACTTGGGTGGAGTAATACTGTAGCAGTTTCTGGTGAAAAATTACAAAATCACGTATTTGGTCAACCAAAGGGTTCAGAAGGAGCTGCTGGTTTTGAAGAAGATGAATATTTTCCGTATGGTATGGCAAATATTAATTATAAGAAAAACAAATAGGACTTAATATATGACATTTTCTAGATATAATTCAAAACAAAAATTCAAAAACAATAGTGACGAATACAAAGAACATTTTGAAAAAAGAGATGTAAATTATATTGTTCAATATGTTACTCCAAAATTTGATCATATTGACGCAAACTTATTATCGCAACTACAAATCTATACACACATCTGGAAAGCTGGTGATCGTCTATATAAATTAGCCTATGAACACTATGATGATGCCACATTATGGTGGATTATAGCTTGGTATAATAAAAAACCAACAGAAGCACACTATGAAGTTGGAAATACAGTATATATTCCAAAACCTTTGAATAAAATATTAGAAATTATGGGTGATTGATATGGCAGATGGAAACGAAAAAGCTGATGAAAAAAAAGCTCTGGTATTAGATGAACAGGGCTTATTGCTATTTCATTTAAAAGAGCTTACTAAAAATCGTTCTGATATCGGTATAAGAGATACTGTTAATCCCTCTCAGACTGCTATAGATCGGGCGAACCAGATAATAGAAGATAAAGACAAAGATGCTGGATTATCTAGTATCTGTTTAATCGATACAAAAACGCCAAGTAAATTTATGAATTTACTAAAAGGTGATCCAAAAAAGAATGACATTCTTCTTAGAATGTCGACTTTTGAGCTTTCCAGTTTAGTACCAACGATAAGATTATATAAAGTCTTTCTTAATCCGATCACTGATAAAGAAATAATACTAGAAATTCCTTTTGAAACCAGAGCAACTGGCATAGATGATATTTATCGTTCAGGACTTGGTTTGGGTACCGGTGCTGGTTTGACTTCTGTTAATTGGAAACATAATCCAAAAAATGAAGCTAATATGAGTAGCTTTCGCGTGAATATGAATATTCACTTGCAAAATATACAAGAATTTATGAAGTCAAGAAATGCCGTATTAACAGAAGACGGTACCATATTAGATGTTGCGATACAAGATCTTCTTTATCAAAGAAAAGACTGGAGAAAAGAAACAGGACAAGGGACAGCTGTTTATGATCCAGACCAATATGTTATTAAAATGGTTGTTGGCTGGGAAATCAGTGAAGCTGGACTTGAAAGTATAAGACAAAACAATTCCAGGGCAGATATGGATCTATTCATATCTGCTCTTAAAGAACAAAAAGAAACAATGTTCTTACAGTTTGTAAGTCACACTATAGATTTTAATGAAAACGGCTCAGTTGATTTAAGTATTGATTATTTTGGCAGAGCAGATATGAATGCTCGTAATTTAGAACGTGCCAACGTATTAACGGTTGGCCCTGCATTTGAAGCTTTAATTGAACAAATTAAAAACGATATTAAGGTAGCAGAAGAATTAGAAAAAGAAATGGCGAAACCAGAAGCTGTCGACAAACGTGGCTTGATTGAACGTGTCACTGGCGTAAATATATTTGATATACAAGGTACCACTGGCGATAATGATAAAAGATCTAAATCTTTGAAAGAAAAGTTAGAAGCTACCATACAATCTTCAAAAAAAGCAAAGTTTAATTATATGGCTACTAGAATGTTACAGAAAAAGCAAGTCCATCTTTTTAGCTATCATGAAGATTTAATTAAGTATATAACAGAAGCTAGAGGTACTACTGATTTAACTAACGTTGTAAAGATCAAAGACATAGAAGATTATAATGCCAAAGTTAACGCACGCGATGAAAAAATTGCTGGCTTTCAAACATCAGATTCAACTAAGACTGATTTTAAAACCGCTACTGTTGAAGTGGCCAGTACGTCAACTCCAAATTTGGATGAAGCCAGTGCTGTATTGCAACAAGCATCTGATACTAGCGGTGGCAGAGTATCAAGAAAGACAGCTCTTGAGTCTAGTATAGCCAATGATCAAGAAGTAACAGCAGCTAGCAATGATTTTTTTCAACTATCTGTTGGTGGAGAATTAGAAAACGCATCACTAGCCCGCTCGGGTACAAAACATTTTTCATTTTTTTATTTAAGCTCTTTAATTGAAGCAATTATGGATCCTATTTTGGATACCAATAAAAAGAACCCAAATTTTATTAATAAAAAAGTAAGAACTATCTTAGGGCCGATGACTTATATGGACTATGGTAGTTTAGTTGATAATGGAAAAACATATAAAATACACGATAAGATTGAAGGCGCAACACAAGGAGGCTCAAAAATAGTAAAAGTTTATGATGGAAAACCAACTACTATCAATATTGGCGATATACCAATATCATATAAAGATTTTGCTAATTGGTTTAACGAAACAATCGTAACCAAGAACAGAGATCAAATGACTTTAAGCGACTTTATATCAACATTAGTAAATGACCTTTTTGTTAATGCATTAACAAGTGATGTATATCCTAATACGCCAAAGCAAAAAGCTAGAGTTTCAATTGAGCATTATACGGCAATCACTAGTCCAAAAAACGAACTAGCTTTTAAAGCTAATATTGGAAATTATACTTATTTCAATTCACCGTCTAGTTTAAATAGTGTAAATAGCACAGTGCAACCAAGAGGCGGCGGTTTTAGAATATCGCAAGATGTTCTAGAGACTTTGAAAACACAGGCAATATTCTCAGAAAGAGATCACGATCCTACAAGTAAAGATTATATTCCAAACAAAGATTATATGATTATATATTGTATGAGTGAAGCACCGTATGAAAGAGTTGTAAATTACGAAAAAGACAGAGAAGATGGTATAATGCATCTTTATGCTGGAGATAGTAAAGGAACAATAAGAAATCTTAAATTTTCTAGAATTGATAATCCACATCGTAGAGCAGATAATATCTTGGCTTCCACTGGCGAAGGTCGCGTTATTTCAAAAGTTATAAGAGAAAGATATAATGTTAACGTTGAACTGTTTGGAAATACTTCTTTTCAAGCAGGAACATATATCTTTTTATCACCTGTGTATCCTGGTCTGGGTGGCATTGAAGACACTCAAAACTTATTACGCGAGTTGGGTCTTGGCGGCTATTATCTGGTTACAGAAGTTCAGAACACAGTTGAAATTGGTGATTTTAAAACTGAACTAAAAGCTGTTTGGTCTGCATTTGGCGATGGCTTAATTAATGATGGTGAAAAAGAAATGGTTAAAGTGTCACCAGATACAATTATAGATGGAGCAATTGTTAAATGAAAAAAATGAACAAAGAAGCATATGAGCCACTATTAAATACTAATTTGAATCCAACAGGAAACAATGAGAATAAATCTTTGTCTTCATATTATCAAAAAAAATTATATGAAATAAAATCTTTTACAAATCCTTTATATTCTGACAATAAACCCATCAATATATTGTATGAAAAACAATTCTATGGGCGAGTTGATTTACAGCATACTTCAATTGTAGTAGATCAAGCGAAACTAAAGACAATTAACATTTCTCAAGATCAGCAAGTTAAATTACTGGATTTCGTTTCTGATGCTTATAGAGAATTCACCAGCTATTGGGAATATTTAAAAAAGATCGGCAAAACAGCCAATACGGGTATCATACAGAACGTAGTTGCGAGTACTAGTTGGCTAGATCCAGGTAAGATGTATTTTTATTATATGTCGGGGATTTACGACAATTTAAAATTACATATTATCGAGAAAAATATTAAGATTAAAAACTTTGATCAATTTGTTAATGAATTCACAGATTATGTAGATTCGGCAACTCCTACGATTCCTATACTTTATTCAAGTTACATTAGTTCGCGAATGGTTGATCCACAAATATCAGGTTTGTGTTTTGATGTTAAGCGACTTGATAAAACAAGTGACGCGCTAAAATATTCTGTTTTTTTAGCAGACCCAAATTACGCGCTTTTTAAAAAAACTGCAACCAAATTTGGATTTTTCCCTGATAAACATATTCCATGGAGATTGTGGGCAGACATTGATTCTCCAGCAATGAAGCCATATATGGACAACTATGGTTTAACGCAAGATAATCTCTATGATGTTAATTATATTAAGGCATATAGCTATGATTTAACTTTGCTAAGATTTTACTTATTGCAATTTTATAACACTTGGATTGTAAACCAAAAAACACTAGTAGAGCCAATTATTAATATATGTGAAAAAAGTGGTAATACTATCGTTGATTACAAATTTTATAATTTAAACTTTATAAACGTTCAAGATGTTTCTAATCAAAAGAAATTCGATCACATGTTTATGAAACTCTATGTTTTTGTAAAAGGACGTGAACAAAACTATTCTTGGGATAACCCAAGATTTTTAAATATAGTCGACAATTTTGTTAACATCAAAGAAGCCCTTGACTTTGCGGGAGCGATGAAGTATATTGCTCCATTGACGAAAGTACCAGGCGGATCAGATCGCTTGCAGCGCAATTTTCGTTTTTATTGAGGTTAACTTGTCTTTTATAACACTTGACGACAAAGAACAGTGCAAAGGAATCTATACCAATGGCAAACTTTACTTCAACAAACTACCGGTAGGCTTGACGCATACTTGGAAGTATTCATCGACCTTTGATGACGAAGAGATTATGTTTGGCCATCTGTGGGTTGAAGGCAAGTCCATAGAACAGATATGCCCAGAAAACCTTAAAAATCAGTTGGTTGATCAAAATAAAAAGCTAGATGCTTTTTTTCGTTCTTTTACAGAAGCTAAATTAAATTTAGAAGACAATTGCTTTTTTGATCTTGTTCCTACGCAATTCTTGCTTGAATATTGCGAACTTAAAAGTCAAATCGTCGATAGTGTTTTTGTCAACTATCCAAAACCATCAAATTATTCTTTCTACTTAAAACTTGAAAAATTGATCTGTAAGATCAGATCAAGAGATCTAAAACTAGATCTTAATAAAAATTCTCTTAATAAGATCGTTAAAACTAATGAATTTATAGATAATCTTAAGAATTACAGTAGATCAGTTAATTATAATCAGTTTGGAACCAAAACAGGCAGATTAAGTTCAATAGCAAAAAGCTTTCCTATATTAACGATGAACTCTGATTATCGTTCCTTAGTTAAGCCAACAAACGATCTTTTTGTTGAAATCGATTACAATGCAGCAGAAGCAAGAACTTTACTTTCATTAGCTGGAAAAGAACAACCTAAAGGCGATTTACACGAATGGAATGCTAATAAGCTAGGAATTACTAGAGAACAAGCAAAGAAGGGATTGTTTGCTTGGCTTTATGGTTCACGAAGTGCTGAATATGAAAAGTTCTCAGAGTTGTTTGAAACAAAATTATTGTTAGATAAGTTTTATGACGGAAAAACCATCCAGAATCCATTTGGACGAAGAATTGAAGCAGACCCCTTCCACGCTCTTAACTATCTTGTGCAATCGACCACAGCCGATTTGGTGCTGTTACAGGCGCTAGAAATTGATCAACTGCTAAGTATCCACAACAGCAAAAGCTTTATACCATTTATTATACACGATGCCATATTTCTTGATATTACCAATAATGACAGAGAGATCGTTAATGATGCTATTAACGTTATGTCTAATAATAAGCTTGGGGTCTTTCCTGTTAATGTTTCTTTTGGAACCGATTTCGGAAATATGCAAGAAGATAAAACAAGGAATGCGTCATGGATGTAATCGGATTAGGAAATGGCGGAAATCGAATCGCTGATTTGTTCTCATCGTATGAACAATATACCGTTTATAAAATCGGTGTAAATTTACCTGCATCAGAGCGTTCGATAAGTCTGCCAGATCTTAAATCGCCAGAATTATATGAAGAGAAGTGTCCGGATTTAAAACTCTTTTTTAAAGACTTAGAAGATGAGGTATTGTTTGTTCTAGTTGGTTCTTCTGATATAACCGGTGCTACCTTAGCCATATTAGAGCAAATAAAACATACAAGAATATCAATACTATATGTTAGACCAGATTTAAATCTGATATCGCATAAAAAACTTCTACAAGAAAAGATAACATTTAATATCTTGCAAGAATATGCAAGATCTGGTTTGTTTGATAAGTTATATTTAGTAGACAACCTTTCTATGGAAGAAATAATTGGTGAAGCCCCGATTGCTGTTTATCATCAAAAAATCAATCAAGCAATAGTGTCGACAATACATATGATAAATGTTTTTAAGCATATCGAACCTGTTACGATAACAAATCCACAAACTTTAGACATAAATAAAATAACAACTTTTGGAACACTAGATCCAAAAACAGGCAAAGAATCTTTGTTTTATAATTTAAATAATATAACAAATAAATTCTTTTATTACTCGATGAGTAAGATTCAACTTGAAAAAGATGGAAAGCTTTTGCAGAAAATTAAAATTCAAGTTAAAGATAGATTAGCCGAAAATGTTACTGGAGGTTTCGGAATCTATCAAAATGAGTATACAGATAATTATACTTATATGGAAGTTAGCACACACATATTACAAAATGTCGATCTCAGTGCTTGACAAGCATTCTGGTGTGTGCTAAGATCACTTTGCGGTCGGAATAAACGCCGACCGTGTATTAACCCGGCCAATTGCGGCTGTAATGGAGAAAAAAATGGCTATTGATATTTCAAAAATGCGTAATAAACTTGATACTCTTAAGGGAGGTGGCAAACAACAGAATGCTAAGTTCTGGTCGCCACAAGAAGGAGTTCAAACAATCCGAATCCTTCCTACACCAGATGGAGATCCTTTTAAGTCTTTCTTCTTCCACTATGGATTTGGAAAAGAAAGCATCCTTTGTCCAAAAGGAAATTTTGGAGAAGCCTGCCCAATCTGTGAATTTGTTAGCAAGCTTTACAACGATAAAGATGAAGAATCGCGTGAGTTGGCTTCAAAGATGGTCAAGAAGCAGCGCTTTTTCTCCCCAGTTCTTATTCGTAATGATGAGAAAGATGGACCCAAGATTTGGGGCTATAGCAAGACAACTTATCAATTCCTGATTGAGACAGTTCTTAATCCAGAATATGGTGACGTCACTGACCTAGATGAAGGCGTAGATATCGATCTAGAGTATGGTAAGAAAGCTGGTGGAAAGAAATACCCAGAAACTAAGCTTGTCCTAAAGCGTCGTTCTAGTCCTATGTGTAAGGATATGGATCCAGAATCTTGTAAAGATATTCTTGCTCGTATTCCTGACTTTGATAAGCTACATAAGCGCCGACCAGTTGAAGAAATTAAACTTATGCTAGAACAATTTCTTAACAGCGGTGAAGCTGGTGAAGCACCAGATGACAGTGAAGGTGTTACTAAATTTGAAGAGCTATCTAGTGTCGATGCGGCACTTAAATCTCTTCGAGATTGATGGTAAGATGACATTTGAAAAGAACCGGCATAGTAAAATGTGCCGGTTCTTTTTTATAGGAGCTATAAATGACTTTAAAGGCTGGAAAACTTTCAATTGGTGAAATGCGCACTCTTCTAAATAAAAAAGCAGGTATGAGTGTTGCTCACGATCTAACAGAAGAAAATCCTACAGAAGTAAAAGAATGGATTTCTACTGGTTCTACATGGTTAGATTCTATTGTATGTCGTGGTAAAAAAGCAGGCATACCAGTAGGTAAAATTTCTGAAATTGCCGGTGAAGAAGCAACCGGAAAAAGTTATCTTGCTGCTCAAGTAGCTGCAAATGCACAAAAACAAGGTATTGTCCCAGTATATTTTGATAGCGAATCAGCTATCGATCCTAAGTTCCTACAAAGTGCTGGTTGCGATCTAGAAAATCTTATTTACATTCAAGCTGTTTCAGTAGAAGCAGTTTTAGAACAAATTGAAGAATTGATCAAAAATGGTGGCTCTAGATTCTTGTTTATCTGGGATTCATTAGCAATGACCCCCACCATTACCGATGTTGAAGGAGATTTTAATCCTCAATCTTCAATGGCAGTAAAAGCTCGTATTCTTTCAAAGGGGTTTTCAAAATTAACAATCCCTATTGCAGAGAGTCGTTCGACGCTATTGATCCTGAATCAGCTTAAGCTTAATATTGGTGGCGACGGTAATCCTAAGTATTGGACACAATCTCAAAAGTTCTTTACTCCAGGTGGAAAGTCACCAGCATATGCTTATAGTTTGCGTATCTGGCTGACTGGCTCAAAAGCAAAAGATAGTTTTGTTAATGATTCCAAAGGCTTTCGTATTGGTTCATTAGTAAAAGCACGATTAGAAAAATCCCGCTTTGGCACACAAGGTCGTGCTTGTGAGTTCCAGATTATGTGGGCTGATCGTGTTGGTGTTCTTGATGACGAATCACTATTTGAAGCTATTAAATCTTCATCTAGTCTTACAGTAGGTTCTTGGAATACTCTGGTACATTCTGATGGTTCTTCTGAGAAGTTTCGCACAGCTGATTGGGCAGAAAAGATGAAAGAAACAAAGTTTAGACAACGAGTTTTTGATCTTCTTAATGAAGAAGTAATTCTTAAATTTGATAAGCGTGAAGGTATGGCTTCACAGTTTTATGAAAAAGAAGAGTCGACTGATGCTGATGATGAAGACCTTGCTTGACAGAACACTGGCTGTGTGTTAAGATGGGTCTGCAAGTCAGATCAACTGGTCTGACCCAAGAAAATAGGAGCCTGATACCATGAAGTATCTTGATTTTGTAGTACATAGCTGAAGATCTTGCATCTCAATATCGTGACGAGACACTGCAACATCAAGTTGTTGCTTTTGCAGTGAAAGGTGGAAAGCCACTGGCACATGGCGTTAATAAGCGCAGATATTCTAGGAATAAATCTGTTTTTAAGTGTTCCATGCACGCAGAAATTGATCTACTCGATAAGCTTGGAGAAAAAGCCAAAGGTAGTAAGATTTTTATTTACAGATTTAATAATACTTCTTCTCCAACTGCTCGCGAAAATAAAAATGGTAAGCCTTGCTTGTTGTGTCAACACGCATTGAAAAAAGCAGAAGTAGGAAAAGTTGTTTATGTTAATGACAATGGAGAAAATTGTATTCTTCGTAATCGAGATATGATTGGTCTGGTTGGAGAACCATCCAAGCTTACTGATTATTTTCTTGAGCGAAACGGCACAGATCATCACGGTAAGTTTATTGTGACAGAGTTTATTGCAGCTTAATAAAAAAAGAAGTTTATTTATGACTAGTGATTTTGATCAAAAAACAAGCGAAGGCTTATATACCTTTAACCAAGATGAAGTGTTTGAAGCATTAAAAATGTGGTGTTTTCAAAAAGGTATTGTGCTTGATAAAAATAGTATGAAGTCTTATGACTGTTCGCATATTGGAAGTGGCTGGTCAGTATTTTTTGGTTTCAATCACAAACGCTAAATAAATGTAAAGCAAACCAATGAATACCCCCGTCTAGCGGGGGTATTCATCCTTATAAGGAACAAAATGACAAAACGGTTAATGATTATAGATTCTCTTAATAATTTCATAAGGAACTACATCGTAGATCCAAGTATCTCAACACACGGAAAGCCAATTGGTGGACTCAAGGGATACATGAAATCTTTGCAAAAATTGGTTAGAGAAGTTAAACCTTCTTGCATTGTTGTTTGTCACGATGGTCCAGGCGGAAGTCGTAAGAAAAAAACAATTATAAAGACTTATAAGGATGGTCGTAAACCTATTCGACTTAATCGAGACATAAAGAACCTCACCGAAGACCAAGAAATTCAAAACAAAGTATGGCAACAGTTAAAGGTAATGGAATACCTTAATTGTATGCCAACAATCCAATTTCTAGAAAAGGAAATAGAAGCTGACGATCTTATTGCTGTTGTTTGTAACCACGAATATTTTAAAGACTGGGATAAAGTAATTGTATCCTCCGATAAAGATTTCATTCAGCTATGTAATAACAAAACGGTTCTTTTCCGACCAATTCAAAATGAAGTGCTAACAACAAAAAAGATTCTAGAAGAGTTTGGAATTCATCCAAACAACTTTGCTGTTGCACGCGCTATAGCTGGTGATCCTTCTGACAACATCGACGGTGTTAAAGGTGTTGGCCTTAAAACCATTTCCAACAAGATGACTTTTTTGGCAGAAGAGAAAGAGTATCTAACAGGAGAGATAATCGATTTCTGTAAGAAACAAGTTGAAGATGGTTCAAAGCTAAAGATTTTCCAAAGTATAGTTGATGAAGCCGATACAATACACACAAACTTTTCTGTGATGCAGCTTAAGTCTCCTAATATGTCGTATCAAGTCTTAAAGAAGATTGATTATACTTTGCAAAACTATAATCCAGAATTTAATCTAACAGAAATTCGTAAAATGATGATTGAAGATGGTTTTGGTGAAGTAAAATTTGACGAACTTTATGCGGCTCTGAAAAAGATCATTGCAGATCACAAGGGACTGTGATACTATGACGCAGTGATACTGCACTAGTGACTTAAAGCACTGATAATGAAGTAGATTTTATGGATCAGATTTAATATTCTGATCTGGAGTAATTAAATGGATGAAATACAACAGGGAGAAACAAACTTTTCTTCTTTCGGAAAGCAATTTCAAGAAAAGCTTGCATATTTGATTATGCAAGATCCAATCTTTGCCAACCAAATTGGCGAAGTGCTGGATTACAACTTCTTTGAACTTAAATATCTTCGTGTCTTCGCAAAAAAGATTTTTGATTATAAAACAAAATATGGCAAGTATGCTAGTCAAGCTACTGTAGAAACCATATTGCGTTCAGAAATGGACGACGAAAACGAAGCTTTACAAAAGCAAATACGAGAATTTTATGCAAGATTCGCATCAGGTGCTACCGGCGTCGACGACGAATATGTGAAATCTAATTCTGTCGAATTTTGTAAAAAACAAAAACTCAAAGAAGCTATGATCAAAAGCGTCGAACTTTTGAAGCAATCTTCTTTTGAAGAAATCCGTCAACTTATCGATAACGCCATCAAGCTAGGCACAAATTCAGATTTTGGCTATTCATATGATGAACATTTTGAACAGAGATATGAACTAAAAGCTAGAAAAGTAGTTACAACCGGTTGGGATGTATTCGATGGATTTATGCGTGGTGGTTTGGGTAGAGGTGAATTGGGAGTTGTTGTTGCGCCTACCGGTGCAGGTAAAAGCTTTGTATTAGTCCATCTTGGTGCCCAAGCTGTTAAAGCTGGTAAGACTGTGCTTCATTACACTTTAGAACTTGACGATAAGTCAATTGGACTTCGCTATGATAGTGCTATAACTGGTATACCGTTAGATGCTTTGCAAGCCAAGAAAGATGTTGTTTTCGAGAAGATCAAAGATGTAACTGGTAAGCTTATTATCAAAGAGTATCCAACAAAAAGTGCATCGACAAGCACAATACGCAATCATCTTGAAAAAATACGGCAACGCGGCATAGATGTTGGTATGATTATCTTAGACTATGGAGATCTACTGAAACCATCTACCAGTAGAAAAGAAAAGCGTGAAGAACTGGAAAGCATCTATGAAGAACTTCGTGGTTTAGCTAAAGAAACTGGTTGCCCTATCTGGACTGCAAGTCAAACAAATCGATCAGGACTAAATGCAGAAGTAATCACATTAGATAGTATCAGTGAAGCTTTCAATAAATGTTTCGTAGCCGACTTTATCTTTACAGTGTCGCGAACTCTTGATGATAAAAAGACAAACAGCGGTCGTATGTTAATTGCTAAAAATCGATTTGGTCCAGACGGTATTATATGTCCAATATTTATGGATACTAGTTGTGCGGAAATTAGAGTCTTTGAACCCACCAATGAATCTAAGGAAGATATAGAAAAGAAAGCTTCTAAAAAGCAACTTAACAAACTGAAAGAAAAATATGTTCAGTTTAAAAGTGATGTTACAGTAAGTAAGCCACCAGAAAGTGTTGCAACATGAACGATCTTAAAATAAAAACCTACACCTCAGACGAACCGGTTTTACTGGCAGAATTCTTAAAGCAAAAATCACCAGGAATAAAATATCGTGTTGGATGTGATAGCTTAAATACAAAAGATAAGACTATCTATATAACCGTATTGGTGGGAGTTCATCCAAACAATAGTGGTGCATTTATCTTGTATCTTAGAGATAAAATACCAAAGATAGAAAATGTGTATAAAAGACTTTGGTTTGAGGTAGAAAAAGCAGTTTCTTTTGCAAATATGTTACGAGAAGAATATAATATTGACATTGAAGCAGTTGATTTGGATCTCAATTCAGATCCACAACATTTATCTAACAAGTTGTTAAATTCTGCTGTTGGATATGCTACAAGTTTCGGCTTCCCTACATTTTTTAAGCCGCAAAATGTTGCTGCCATTTATGCAGCCGATCATTTAGTGCATAGAAGTTTCTAAGATTCGCTATATCACAGAGGACTAGTAAATGACAAAGTTGGATAACGGTATCGATGTTGATTTTGAAAGAGATTCATTGCTTGACGAACTAGGTCTTCGAAGACTTAAAGAATCTTATATGTTAGAAGAAGAAAAGTCGCCACAAGAGCGTTTTGCTTTTGTATCCAAACAATTTGGTTCAAATTTAGAACACTCGCAAAGGCTTTATGATTATTCTTCTAAACATTGGTTAAGTTATTCAACACCAATTTTGTCATATGGTCGCTCAAAAAAAGGTATGGCCATAAGCTGTTTTTTGAATTATATGGATGATTCTTCAGAAGGGTTGGTAAACACTCTATCAGAAACAAACTGGTTATCAATGTTGGGCGGTGGAGTTGGTGTGCATTTAGGCATACGCGCTTCTGATTCTAAATCAGCTGGCATTATGCCGCATCTAAAGATATACGATGCTTCTTCTTTGGCATATCGCCAAGGTAAAACTCGTCGTGGTTCATATGCTGCTTATTTAAACATTAATCATCCCGACATAATACAGTTTCTAGAAATGCGTAAACCCACAGGTGATCAAAATATGCGTTGTGCTAACCTGCATCACGGTATTAATATCACAGATGATTTTATGAAAATAATTGAAAAATGTATGGTCGATCCAACTGCCGATGATAGCTGGCATTTGCGTGATACCAAAACAGGCGTAATTCGTGAAACCGTATCAGCAAGAGATTTATGGCAACGCATTGTTGAAATGCGTATGCAAACTGGTGAACCATATCTATGCTTTATTGATACAGCGAACAAAGCGCTACCAGAGCATTTAAAAAGTCAGGATTTAAAAATCAATGGTTCAAATCTCTGCACTGAAATCTTTTTACCAACAAGTAAAGAAAGAACTGCTGTCTGTTGTCTTTCCTCGTTGAACTTAGAATATTTTGATGAATGGAAAAATGATAAACTTTTCATCAAAGATGTTGCTGAAATGCTCGACAATGTATTACAACATTTTATTGATAATGCACCTGATACAATCAGTCGAGCCAGGTTTTCAGCTCAACAAGAGCGTTCAATCGGTGTAGGAACACTTGGCTTTCACGCCTATCTACAAAAGCTTAGTTTGCCCTTTGAAAGTGCTCTTGCTAAATCAATAAATATGCGAGTATTCAAACATATCAAACAAGAACTTGATGTTGCTAATGTTGAACTAGCTGAACAGCGTGGAGCTTGTCCTGATGCTGAAAAAGCAGGATTGAAACTACGCTTCTCACATACAACGGCAATTGCCCCAAATGCCTCTTCTTCACTCATTATGGGCAATACTTCACCAAGTATCGAACCATATCGTGCCAATGTATTTCGTCAAGACACACTTTCAGGAGCATCAGTATATAAAAACCGCTTTCTTGAAAAAGTTCTAGAAAAGAAATGTGAAGAATTAAAATTAGATATAAACGATGTTTGGGCTTCAATTATTGCCAACGACGGCTCAGTTGAACATTTAGAATGGCTTGACCAAAACACAAAAGATGTGTATAAAACTGCAGTTGAAATAGATCAACGCTGGGTTATTGAACTTGCCGCAGACCGTCAAGTTTTCATCGATCAAGGTCAAAGCGTAAATGTCTTCTTTCGTCCGGATGTAAACATCAAGTATCTTCACGCCATCCATTTCCAGGCTTGGAAAAAAGGCTTGAAGTCTCTTTATTACTGCCGTAGTGACAAACTTCGCAAAGCAGATCGCGTCGGTCAGAAAGTTCTACGAGATAAGATTGAAGAAGAAATTGATATGAAAAAACTTGTCGAAGGCGATGAATGTTTGGCGTGTCAATGAAACAAATAAATGGAGTAAAATAAGATGGCTAAGAAGAAAATAAAACTTACAGATGAACGAACATACTTCAAACCATTTAACTATCCCTTTGCCTTTGATGCTTTTAAACAAAGTGAGCAAATGCATTGGTTGGCTGCAGAAGTCCCTATGGTCGAAGATGTAAAAGACTGGAAAAATAATCTTTCAGAAAATGAAAAACAGTTTTTAACACATATCTTTCGATTTTTTACACAAGCAGACATTGATGTTGCTGGTGGTTATGTAAAAAACTATCTACCACATTTTCCACAACCAGAAGTAAGAATGATGCTATGTTCTTTTGCTGCTCGCGAAGCCGTTCATATTCAAGCATACTCACATTTGATTGAAACACTTGGTATGCCAGAATCAACTTATAATGAGTTTCTTGAATATGAAGCAATGAAAGAGAAACATCAATACTTTACACAATTCGTCGAACAAGATGCTGGTTCAGTTGCACAACAGATAGCAGCATTTTCAGCCTTCACGGAAGGAATGCAACTTTTTAGTTCTTTTGTAATGTTGCTAAACTTTGCCAGAAACGGTAAGATGAAAGGTATGGGCCAGATTATTGCTTGGTCTATTTCTGACGAGACACTACATTCAGAAAGTATGATTAAACTATTCCGTGAGTTTGTGACTGAAAATCGTCACATATGGAATGACAAACTAAAAGGCGAGATTTATACAATAGCAACTAAAATGGTTGAACTTGAAGATAAATTTGTCGATCTTGCCTTTGGTATCGGTGAAATGCAAGGCTTAACAAAAGATGAAGTAAAGCAGTATATTCGCTATATCGCTGATCGTCGTTTAATCTCACTTGGTATGAAAGGTATCTTTAAGGTAAAGAAAAATCCATTACCTTGGGTCGATGGTATGTTGGGTGTAACCCACAGCAACTTCTTTGAACAAAAAGTAACAGATTATGCAAAAGGCGCTCTTTCAGGTGATTGGTCATCTGTTTGGGCAGAATGAAAGGAAACATATATGGGTTGGACAGTTATTCCAGTTAATAAGCGTATTTTATTAGAAAAAGTAGAGTTAGATTTATCAGTTGCAGAAATAGGTAAATTTAACTTTATTATGCCAGACGAACAGGGTGCAAAAAAATACGAGTTCTTCAAAGTGCTTGACATTGACGTCGCTTGTGATAAGATGTGGGGGAAGCTTGAGAAGGGTGATCTGGTGGTTTCCGAAAATGCGATGCCGATTGGCAAGTTTGGAACAAAAGAATATTTTTTATCACCAGAAAACGCTATCACAGCAATTATAAAGGAAAACAATGACTAGCCAGAACAATGCTACCGAAGAAAAGAAGCTCACCAAAGAAGACCATGTTCAAAACTATGTTAAAGCGATTGATCAGACTCTCAAGGCAATGGAACCCTTCCGTGAACACCTTAAAGATCTGAAGTCTTCTTATGTCGAGAATCAATGGCTTTCGCGTGAAGAAATGTCTTGTGTTCTTAAAGCATATCGTAGTCTCAAGCGAGACGAAGATCTTGGTGAAATTCAACACTATGTCGATATGATTAAAAAAGGCGTAAGCGTTTGATTTAAGAAAGCCACCTATTATAATAGGTGGCTTTTCTTTTATTACCATTACTTATATGTAATGGAAACTGTTTTGACGCCACCACTTTTCGAAGAAGGAGACTTAGTTACTTTTATAGGCTATAAATGTCGTAATTTTAATTACGATGGTTATAAAAGTAAAAAAGAAAATTATATTGGTAAGTTAGGTTGTCCATTTGATCAAGAGTATGGAACTTTTCTTGTGATAAAGACAATCCCAGCTAAAAAACTTTTTAAGAAAAACACACATTGTGATTTAACTTATAAAGACAACGGCTATGTTATTATTTCTCAGAAAGATACTAAGAGTTATTTTGCGTATGAAAATGAGCTTTTATTCTTATAAAAAAGGTATACTAAAAAACAATGTTCAAAATCAATAGTATCAAAAAAGGCACTAATAAAAAATCCCATTCAGAAAATAGTTCTTTTTTTCTTCTTGAAATCAATTTTTCAGTTCCAGAAGAAGAAACATACTTTGGCTGTTTAGGTGCTTATACAAAGGCTAAATGTATCTTCAACGTAGAAGAATATGAAAAATACTATAACAGTTTAGAATCTTCAATTCTTGATGAAGATACTGATACACCCAAAAATTTAGAAAAAACCAACCCTTACACAACAGGACTTTGCCGAATAGTTGATATTGCTGGTAGTGATGTTCTGTCGAAAGAGGATGATGGTAGTTATAGCTATAAACAGTATATTTCTTCTAGCTATATCACAAAAGGTGTCGTAAAACAGTTAAAAGAGATGAAGGAACATATCGATAGGCAATATTGTCGATATGGTGATTATCCTGATCAGATTGGTGCATTTCGTTCAGGATTGGCATATTATGATTTTCTTGCCGCTTTAGAGTGTCTTGATAAATTTTGGGATTGACTATGGATACAAAACAAAAAGAACAATTAATATTAGATTTTATCGAGGGTCCATTACGCAAATTATTAACCGGAGATATATCTTTTAGTAAGTTCAAAGAACTAACAAATGAAGTTTGTGAAACAAATTTCAACTATAGTGATTTATATCCCTCATATCTTTTCAATGCTGAAATAGTATATCCTTCATCTCTTTTCAACACTAAAAACAGTTATGCTACCGAAATTACACAGACTCCACCGATCATTGACGATAAAAGCGCAGATTTCAACCAAAAAATGAAAATTTGTCACGCATATGGCCTGTGTATTCAAAGAAACATCCCAGTTGCTATGTGGGGCAGTTGTGGAGTGTGCCCGCGAGGCAAAAATGAAATCCCTTACAAACTTTACAAAGAAGAGGATGAATAGATATGTTTGATAATGTAAAACAACTTACTGATAAATATCCAAAACTATTTCCATTAAAAACCATACGCGGTCGCAGTTTTACAATTGCCATCGAATGTGGTCCCGGTTGGTATTATATTTTAGATCGAATGTGCAGTTCTATTCAAAATCATATTGTTAACACAAGAAGAGGTGTAGCAGATACTCTGCGTTATAACCGGGCTCTAAAACAGGCTGTTGCTGGAAACAGCAATAACCTGCGTTTTCGCTACAAGAAAATGTCTTATGATGATAATAAAATTACAAGACTTGTAAGTGATGATATTACTGCCAATAGACCGCGAGCCCTTTGGAGACAAGCACCAAAACAACTTGTATTTACCCAGATAAAAGAGAAATTTGGGACATTGCGTGTATATACAAATTTCACCGATGATTATTGTGATGGTGTTATTGCTATGGCAGAAAGTATGAGTGCAAGAACATGTGAAGAGTGCGCGCAGCCTGGAGAACAAACCAATGAAGGTTGGATAAAGACACTTTGTAAGGATTGTCAATCAAATGAATGAACCGATAAATTTAGTTATTTTTGGCTGCACCCTTATCGTTAGTATTCCTCTATGGTTAATAATGGTTGCTTTGGCTGTTATTGCAGAAAATGTAAAAAAACATAAATAAACTATTTATTAATATGTATTTTATGGGAATATGTTTAATTATGGCTAGCTTTCCGTTATGGTTTTGTGCTGCAGCGCTAGTTACAATTGCTGAACGAGTGAAATCAAAAAAATGATAAATTCAAAAATATCCAATTGTAAACAAGACTTAACAAATATTGTTGAGAAATATACTCTCAATGTGTTACTAGCAAGTCTTCACTCTTTGTTTATGGATTTAAAAACAGATAGAATCTCTAAACAAAGAAGAGCTTTAATTGTATTAGAACAAAACAAATGGCACTTGTGGCAATATCTTAACGAAGAAGACAAGCCTCGTAATAACATAGATATAGTTTTATAAAAAGGAAATAATATGAACTTATCAAAACACTTTTCAATAACCGAAATGACCAAATCACAAACAGGTGAGCGTAAAGGTATTGACAATACACCATTTGGTGAAGAAGTAGAAAATCTAGAAGCATTATGTGTAAATGTGCTTGAAAAAATCCGAGCACATTTTGGAAAACCTATTACTGTCAATAGTGGTTTCAGATGTGTAAAACTAAACAAAGCAATTGGTGGATCAAAAAGCAGTTCTCATCTTCATGGAGAAGCAGCAGATATTGAAATAGCTGGTGTAGATAATCTACAGTTAGCATATTGGATTGCCAATAACTTAGAGTTCGACCAACTTATAAGTGAGTTCTATAATCCAGGAGATCCACAAAGTGGTTGGGTTCATGTTAGTTGGAGCAGAAATAAAAATCGCAATCAAAAACTCACAATCAATAAATCAGGAACAAAAAGTGGTTTACCAACTATAAAATGAATATATACCTATGTATATATTCAAAATAGCGCTAGTTCTATCTTTGATGGTTTATGGCATTGAGTCAGACATAAAAACCAAAACCATTCAAAAAGTAGAAATAGCAAAAAAAATAACAAAATCTTCTGAACAAGCAATAGAACTTATAAAAAAGTTCGAAGGTGCTTGTTTAGATCCACAAGAATGTAGCGAACCTACCCAAACGATTGGGTTCGGAGCAACATATTATGAAAACAAAAAAAGAGTTTTAAAAACAGATCCAGTTATAACTGAATATAGAGCAGTTCAAATGCTTGTGAAAAGCTTGCAATATTATGAAAAGTCAGTTGATGCTTTTGTAAGAGATGATATTACACAAAATCAGTTTGATGCTCTTGTTTGTTTTACTTATAATGTTGGTATAGGCTCTTTAAAATCCTCTACACTGCTAAAACTTATCAATACCGACCCAACTGACCCAAACATTAGAAACGAGTTCCTGCGTTGGAATAAAGCGTCTGGGAGTGCATTAAAAGGACTAACCAATAGAAGGAAAGCCGAAGCAAATCTATATTTCAAAGATTTGTAACTGTTTCATTGGTTGACAAACAACCCGGCCCGTGCTATGATGGCATGGTAACGGGCTAACTGCCATTTCTGATCTCTGAGGAAAAAATATATGAAATATCAAGTTGGTGATTTGGTTTTTTTGAAGAGTCATGATTATAAACCTCGACAGGAACCCAACGTGAGTGTGGAATCTCTGAGATTCCTGGAATCTCTCCCAAACTCTCGCCGACTACTGCCCTTAAATCTTGATAATACCTTTGGGATTATCACAAAAGTTTATAAACACAATTATATTTTTAAAAAACATTCAACACAAAAGGACAACGCTTATACTTGGTTTTCGCAAGTTAATGAAAAAGAATACTATATGTATGAAGACGAATTTAACGGCGAGGTAATCAAATGAAATATCAAGTTGGTGATTTGGTTCTTGTAAAAGATTACAGATATAAACCTCGCCCTCGCCTTCGCCGTCACCGCCTTCGACGGCCTCGCCTTGGTCTTCACCTTGAACTATTGAATAGCTTTGGCATAATCACAAAAGTTGAAAAACACAGTGATGCTTGGGAAGGTGAGACAACAAATGATGATAATGTTTATGTTTGGTTTTCACAGCTTGATGCAAAAGAATATGATTTCTGTGAAAATGAAGTAACAGCAGAGGTAATCAAATGAAAATACTAGCAATATCCGACACACACAATCAACACAAAAAGATAATAATCCCAGAAGCAGATGTTCTTATTCACTGTGGAGATCTAACAAATGGTGGAGAAATATGGGAAATAAAAAAGTTTTGTGAATGGATTGCAAAAACACCTGTAAAACATAGAATAGTTATTCCAGGCAATCACGATAGAAGTTTTCAAAAACAAGAAATGTTGCCAACAATAAAAGAACTTTTCAAAGAAGCAAACACAAATCTGCTTATTGATGAACAACTAACAATTGACAACATAAACTTCTATGGTTCTCCTTGGCAACCTTGGTTTTGGGATTGGGCTTTTAATTTTCCAAGATATGACGGCGGGGAAGCAGCAAAATCAATCTGGAATAAAATACCAGTAGAAACTGATATACTTATCACACACGGACCACCAAATGGTATACTTGATATTGTAGATCGTGATGGCTCAAGAGTTGGTTGTCCACATTTGAGAAATCGTATAGAACAAACAAATACAAAAGTTCACTGTTTTGGACATATTCACGAGAGTAGAGGCAATACTATTATTGATGGAAGAACTTATATCAATTGTAGTAATCCAGGAACACATAGAGCATACGAGTTTACTTTCAATAAAGAATAACGAGTTATAGATGAAATATCAAGTTGGTGATTTGTTTCTCTTAAAACACTGTGATTATAAACGTCGCCTTCGCCTTCGCCACCGTCTTCGCCCTCACCTTAGCCCTGAACTGTTTAATAGTGTTGGAATAGTAACGCAAGCAATCAAACACAGTGATATTTTTGAAAAAGGCTCAACAAAAAATGACAATTGTTATGTTTGGTTTTCGCAGATTGACGGAACAGAATACTGTTTCTTTGAAGACGAAGTTGACGGCGAGGTCATCAAATGAAATATCAAGTTGGTGATTTGGTTTTTGTAAAAGATGTTAACAGTGAAGCTTTCCATTGGAATCACTCTCGCCTGCCCCTTCTCGTTCACTCTCACCTTATACATACTTTTGGTATCATCACGGTAGCAGAAAAATACAATTATATTTTTAAAGGTTCATCAGAAAAAGACAATAGTTATGTCTGGTATTCTCAGGTAGACAGTAAAGAATATCATTTCTATGAAGACGAACTAACAGGAGAAATTGTAAAATGAAATCAAATCGTTGGTGGATTCGCGGTTGCTCTTTGCGTGTGCTAAAGAGATATTTGACCAAGAGCAAATTTAAACTTTCCTGTGCTGACTTGAATACTTCATCTCTTGTTTTTTGGGACGGATGTGGTATTCGTATCAAAGACTGGGAAGATATGCTTGAAGAAGTTCGTTCACTGAATTCAGGAGATAGAATCTTTAATCCATATCGTAAGACTTGGCAAAAGGTCGCAGAGATTGAATTTGTATATGATACAGGATCTCGTCGTTCTTCTCGTAAAAAGATTGCTGGTAAAAATGACACGAATGAGCGTTACCAGTATATTGGTGGATTCATAATCTATGATGACCTTGGCGATCACATCTACGATGTGCCGTCAGATATGGCATATCGTTATCCGGAATATCATTGACAAATCGTCTGTGCCAATATAATATTGTTTCAGGAGTTGACAGTTATGAAACATAATGTTGGTGACCTTGTAACAAGGTTTAGAATAGATACTGAAAACAGACAAGAACTTTCACTTGGCTACATTAGTGGCACACCATCATATAGTCACGGATATTTTGTATATTTCTTTGACTGTGATAAAGAATTATGGTATTCAGAAAAGGATGTTGAACATTTCAAACAAGTATTAGAAAGTTGGAGCAAAAATGGATAATTATGAACATAGTGAACTAAAAGATGCGATCAAACGAATTGATGAACTTGAAAATCAAATAGGCATACTAAAACAACTTATTTTGAATTCAACATGTTCAAGTGGTCATTTTTCATTGAATGCCATTGATGAAAATTTCCTTTATACGAAAGTTGGTGATAAATGAAAAAGTTTTTATTGCTTGCTGGAGAAGATTATTATCCAGGTGGAAAAACAGATGACTGGATCGGTTGTTTTGCCACACGCGAAGAAGCAGAAAGTGTAGTTATAAAAGAACCATGGGAATATCATGGTAAAACTCTTTATCATTTGAAAATAAGCGGCGTAGATTATGTTGATTGGTATGAAATTGTTGATCTTGAAGAATGGATGAACAAATGAATAAAAATGAGATTTATGAAAAAAATCTAAAAGGCTTACAAACTTTTTCTAAACTCTCTCTTGAAGAAAGGTTAGAGATTCTTGCGAAAATTGGTATTATAACAAAAGACGAACATGGCTATAAGCTATCAAAGGAATATGGTGGCAAATGATCAAAGTAAAC